GCGGAGTTCGATCGCGTCATGGTGCCCGCCGCCGCGCCGGCCGCGCCGCCACAAGAGGGCAGTCCGTACAGCGAGTACGGCACGACGGAGAAGCGCCGTCGCGAGCTGTTGGAGCAGGAGCAGGGGTAGACCATGGCCGAGAGCGCAGAAGAAAGGACCCGTGTTCAGGACCTCATGAGCCAGATCGACCTCCTCGGTCCGGCGCCGGAGGTCCCCGCTGCTGCGCCCGTCCAGGCGCGGACGACCCCGCCTCCCCCCGTCTCCGCGCCGGACGCCCCGAAACCGACAGCGCCGGACAAGGAGGAGAAGCCCTTCGCAGACGTCCTCTCGAAGAAGGCGAAGGCTGCCGTGTCGACGGTGGCGGCGGCCGTGTCTCCCCGGGACACGCCGATGGAGAAGCTCCGCAAGGACAAGGAGGTCAAGGCCCGGCTGCGTTTTCAGCAGGAGACGGTCAAGTCCTACCAGCAGGTCGCGGCACAGCTCAAGAAGCACGGCGGCGACAAGGCGGTCTCCCTGACCAGGTCCCCGGACGGCAGCGCCGCGTTCGATGTCGGCGCGGCGATGCAGGAGATCACGACCAACTACCAGCAGAAGTACGCCCAGGAGATGTACGACAAGGACTGGAACAGCCTCAAGCCCGACACGCCCGAGTTCAGGAAGGTGCAGGAGGCGGCTGCATCCAAGGCGCTGGAAGAGATGGCGCGGGCGGCCTCCCTCGGCCGTGGCGCCGTGTTCATCGATACCGACCCCGACAGGACGAACCGCTGGGCCGCTGAGCACATCCCAATGTGGTTCCCTGGCGCGAAGCTGGCGGTATCGACGCTCCTGCCGGAAGCGTCCGTGCGAACCACCGTCGCGGGCGTGGGCGCTGTCCGTCCCACTGCGGCGGGCTCGCTGTCCGTGCCTGTCATCGGGCCTGCTGTGAAGGCGCGTTTCGACCCGTACTCCCCGCCCGCGTCGGAGCTGGAGACCGACAGCCCGTCCGGCTTTCTTCTCCGGGCCATCAACGCCCCCATCAACGTGTTGTTGTCGAGCACGAAGTCCGCGGCGCAGGGCAAGGCACCGCACCTCCTCGATCCCGAGGGCGATGTCGTCAAAGCCATCGAGGCGCAGACAGCGCTGCGCGAGGAGAAGGGCGGTTTCAAGGCTGTCCTGATGGACCCCGAAGCGCGTAAAGAGAGCCTCGCCATCGGCAACAAGCTCGTTTCTGATTTGTGGGAGAAGGGCGACTGGGACAAGGCTGCGCTGACGGCGATGAGCGACTTCTCCGGCGTCGGAGGAGGGGACGAAAACGATCTTCGCCTCGTAGAGAATCTGCGAGACGACAAGCTCGCGACCCAAGCGGCTATCGAACAGTCGGAAGCCGTAGCCCAGTACACAGGTGTGGACCCTCTGGTCCTCAAGATGATCTTCACGCCGATCGGTATCGTGGCCGACTTCGGCCTCGACTTCACCACTCTCGGTTTCGTCGCGGCGGGTACAGGGGCACGTCTGCTCGGGGCGACCGAGGACCTTGCGGCTATCCGCAAGGTGTCGGCGAGCGCGGCTGCTGGCGAGATACCCGACCTGCGCACAGCCTTGCGCTTGGCTGACGACGCCAAGCCGGGCGGCGCCGCGATGCTCGAGATGAACGTGGCTGTCAAGTCCCGCCTCCCGCAGAAGGTCGTGGCGCAGCTCGATATCCTCCAGGCCAAGGTGCTCAATGCCGGCCAGGATGCCGCGGCGGCGCAGGCCAAGGTGGCGGCTGCTGAGACCACAGCAGAGAAGGCGGCGGCGTCCTGGGAGGCCGCGGAGGTCGCCCGCCGGGCGGCCGCGGCGCGTCTCGAGTACGCCACAGCAGAGCTGGATGTGCGCAAGGCGCTGGCCGAGAACTGGAAGACGGGCAAGGCAGACGAGGCGCTGCGGGCCGCGGAGCACAACTTCAAGATCGCTGACGAATCCCGTATCCGCGCGGAGCGTCTCGCGAAAGAGCTGCAGGCCCACCGAGAGACACACAAGGCCACATACAAGGCGATCGACGAGGGCGCAGGGAAGGTGTCCGAGGCCCGGGTCACCTACACCGAGGCCAAGCAGACGCTCGCTGACGCCAAGGAAGCGCTCAAGGTTGAGCGCACTCGTCTCCGTGAGCTCGGCGTCTCCCTGGAGTACAGCAAGGTCTCTCCGGGCGGACTCACCGAGGGCGCTACCAGGGCGCGCGTCGCGCAGAAGGCTGAGTTGAAAGAGGGCATCGCCGGCCTCAAGAAGAAGGACCACCCGCTGCGAGCTGCTGTGACCGAGGCCAAGACGGCGACGCAGGGCAGCAAGGCCGCCCTCGATGACACCGTGTTCCGCTTGAAGCGCACGCTCAAGGAGTCGCCCGCGGTCATCTCCAAGGGCAAGAAGCTCCACCAGGGCATGGTGCGGAACGCCGTTGCCGCAGGAGAGCGCAAGAGCCTGGGCCACGCTTGGATGCTCGGTGTGAAGCCAGAGGCGGCGACGGGCGTGCAGACGCTCGACGAGGCTATGGATGCCGTGCGCCTGACCAGACAGCAACACCTTGACGACCTGTCCGCCGCTGTGGAAGCGAGGAGGGCGGCGAAGAAGGCGTACGGCAAGGCCGAGACAGCCACCGGCAAGTCCCGCTTGGCAGCGAAGAAGAGCGCGGACCGTGTGGCCGCAGAGATGGAGTCGGCAGCGAACGTCGGATACCGCGCGGACTTGGACAAGTGGAGGGCGTCGTCCTGGCGCGAGGTCTTCGGCGAGGTGGCCGAGGACATCGAGGTCGGCACGAAGGCGTTGGCTACGTTGCCGAAGAAGGCGACCAAGCCTGGGGACCTGCTCGCCAAGAGCACAGCACAGACGCTCGACGAGGGCGCCCGTGTCGTCGATGCCACAGCCCTCAAGCGGCAGCTCCGCGAGCAGTTCACCCGAGAGGGTGTGCAGTGGGTCACGGAGCGCGGTGGCGAGGCGGGCGCCAAGCTCAAGGAGGTGCTCGACAAGGGCGGCCTCGTCCGGCTCACTGCCGATGATGTGTTCGACCTGCAGCAGCTCAGCGACCCCCTCCGCATAGGCGCAGAGGCCACACACCCGAAGGCGAAGGCGATCGCTACAGTGCGCGCCTTGGAACAGGTCGGGCGTGACCCCGCCATTCTCGAAGCTGTCGCCCGGTCCGTGAAGGGCGTCTCGGAGCAGGGGGCGCGGGTCAGTGCCGTGCGCTGGGTGAAGAGGAAGGTCACAGGTCTGCGCGCAGCGTTCGACCCCCTGGCCGCCCGCATTGGCGAGACCAGCGAGGAGCTGGCGGCTGTGGTGCGGTCCATGGACCAGATGATGGGCACGGCCTCCGACGAGCTGGCTCACGTGCAGCGGTCTGCCGGCCACGGATTCGGGCTGCGTGGTGTGGCGTCTACGAAGACCAGGGAGCAGGCGCTGGAAGATGCGCGGCTCGCTGTGTTTCGGTACATCGACGACACCGAGCCGATGGACATTTTCGGCAGGAAGACGTTCTTCAACACCGGCAGTGACTCGCTGTGGGCGCAGTTCCGGCGGCAGATTCTCTCTGACGACCGGGCCAAGGGCATGGTCGGTGAGAGCACCTTCCGAGGCATCGATGGGCTCACCGTGGAGGAGCGCGCGAGCAGCGCCGCCGAGTTCGCTATGGCGACCGGTGCAGAGTTCGCCAAGGGCGTGCCGCCTGGCGGCGAGAAGGCGGCGCTCAAGGCCGTCGAGGAGGTCGCGAAGAAGGCAGGGGTCAAGGCCAAGAAGGCGGTAGCCGAGAACAAGCTCCCGCCGTCGCTGCCGCTGACCGGGCTGTCGCGCATGTGGCTTCCCTCAGGGCAGCAGCTGGACCCGCGAAAGTCGCAGATGCTGCTGAACAGGACGTGGGCGCTGCTCAAGGATCCGGAGATCACCACCTATGAGGCGTTCGCGGAGCGACTGCGAGCGTTCACGGCCAGCGAGGCGGCCTTCGGCACGGCGGACGCCGCTGCCCGTGCCGTGCCGATGGGCGCCATGAACGTGGCCCACGGGGTGGTACAGGGCAGGACCAACCAGCTGTTCTCCCGCGCCATCGGCGGGATGGTGACGCCGAAGGAGGCACAGCAGGCGAACATGCTCCTGCTGGGCGACCCGATGGGCGTGACGGACTGGCGGTCCGCTGTTGCCGTGCTCAACAGGATGGGCGCCCCGTTCACCCAGGACGCCGTCCGCCAGGGCGCGAGGGGCAAGCAGACGGCAGCCGTCTACCGGGAGCTGATCGTCGTCGGACAGGACGGCTCGGGCAAGGCGATGTTCTTGGAGCAGAACCTGGCCCGGGAGCTGGACAACATCGCGGACAGGGTGGTCAAGGAGGCCAGCCGCCGCTACGCCAAGCCGCGGTCTTTCGACCAGCTGACGGCGGGGAACGCCATCGCGGCGCCGCTGTCCTTGTGGAAGCAGTCGGTGGTCACAGGGCTGGGCGTGCCCAACCCTCGGTTCTGGACGAACAACATCATGGGCGACTTCTCCCAGCTGTGGCTGGGCGAGGGGCTCGGCGTGGCCGGGCGCATGTCCGCGCAGAACCTGCTGACGAACCTGCCTTGGGCTCGCACGTACCTCGACGTGGTCGGCAAGGAGATGTCCGCGGTGTCTGGGGCGCACTCGCTGCCGAGCGCCGTGATGAGCCTCGTCTTTGACCCCCTCGGCGCGAAGGTGTGGAACGGGATGGACGGGGTGCTGACCACGACGAAGGGGCACTCCCTCCCCTACAGTCGCGTGCGCGAGTGGATGGCCGAGGATGTTCTGGACACCTTCGTCAACGAGGAGTTCATGCGGGCGTCCTCGAAGATCGCCCCCGACTGGATGACGAAAGCCAGCAACTGGCAGGCTGATATCAACAACTTCGGCAACTACGTGCAGCAGCGGCAGCGCGGCAACCTCTACATGGACCTGCTGCGCCGCGGCTACTCCAGGTCGGAGGCGAGGGCTCGGACCCTCGACGCGCTGTATGACTGGAGCCACGGGCTGAGCGAGTGGGAGGCGCGCTACCTCACCAAGGTCATGCCGTTCTACCGGTTCTGGAAGCTCGCCGGCAAGCAGGTCGGCCTGGCCGCCATCGAGCCGCTGACCAAGCCGACGGTGGCCATGGAGAGGTGGATGAAGGGAGAGGGCGGGCTCCTGCGCATCAAGCAGCAGCTCCTCGCCAAGGAGTACGGCACGGACTTCCTTCTCCGCCCAGAGTGGGAAGAGGGCATGTCCGAGGTGGAGCGGCAGAAGACCGAGATGGCCCGCTACCTCCGCCCCGAGTGGTACACCACCAGGATGGGGGCTGCTCTGGACCCCGTCACGGACCAGCAGCGGGACTACTTCAAAAGGGCGAGGGGCAAAGACTACGACTACCTCTACTCGGCGGCCCCGCCGGCCACGGTGGTTGACATTGCTGATATGGGCATGTCCATGGCGTTCTTCCTGGCCGGCCTTGGCGACCTCGCAGCAGAGAAGGCGGGGCTCGACATGCCCGGCGGGATGACCCGGGCGCCCGACTGGGAATTGAATTTTTGGAAGCCGCTGTTCAACGTGAGCGGTCCCTTCGTCGAGGAGACCCTGGGCGCTGGTCTCGAGGCTGTCGGGGTGGACGTGGACGCCAGGCGCTACGGCGACACCACCAAGTTGTCCCGCGGTGAGGTAGCCGTGCTGTCCACGATGGGCGTCCCTGTGTTCCCAGACCCCGACCCGGACAAGCCCGGCGTGATGCGGGCGGCGACCGCCTCCGTGTTGATACTCCGCAACATGCCGCTCTTCCTGCAGGCGTCTCCCGTGCTCAACGCGGCGTACTTCGAGAATCCCGGCTGGGAGGAAGGCCCAGGCCAGGGGCTCGCTTGGGGCATCGGGCAGTGGACGAACGCGTGGAAGCGCACGCCCTACAGCAAGGACGAGGCGCTCACATACCGCCAGTTCAAGATCGCCGAAGCCATCGAGCGCGCAAAGGTGGCATCAGAGCAGGATGTGCGCGAGGCGAAGACGCTCAAATAGTGATAGGATAGTGGCACTTGGGCCATATAGGCCCGAGACCAGCAACACTATGGTGAACCCGGGCAACCGGGTGAGTGGAAGGTAGGCACCATGGGAATCAACCAGAAGTCGCTCTCTCCGGCCCGCGCGGTCGGCGAAGACACCACCGAAGACCTCGGACAGCAGAAGGTTTTCGAAGCCGGCGGGACCATCACCGCCAACGACATCATCGTCGTCAACGGCAAGTCCACGACGTCGGGCTTCGCCACCGTCGTGGCGGCCGACGCGGACTCCGCGCTGCTCGCCGTGGGCGATCTCTGGATTGCCCGGCATGGTGCCGTGGCAGGTCAGACCATCCGGTGCAGCCGCCAGGCCATCATCGGCGCCATCGACACCTCGGCCCTCGCCCAGGGCGATGCGCTGTACCTGTCGAGCACTCCCGGCGCGTACTCGGGAACGGCTCCGACCAACTACCCCAAGCGCATGGGCACCGTGCTGTCGGTCAGCGCGACGAAGGGCGTGGTCACGCTGGCCCCGTCCAGCGACTTCGGCGATGCCGCGGCGTTCTCCGCGCTGCTCCTGCCGAGCGTGAAGTATCGGCATTTCTGTGATTTCGACCAGTGGCAGACCTGGGTGGAGGCGGAGACGCCTTACGTGCTCAACGCAGGCACTGATCCGCAGGCCGTCGACGCCATCATCGTCTCCGCCGAGCGCGGCATCGCGCGCATGGTGACGGGGGACGACGGCACCACGCCCACAATGGCAGTGAACGGGACGCAGATGACGTTCCACGTGCCCGTGCAGGCGGACTCCGGGGGCCTGCTCATCGAGGCCAGGGTGACCCTGTCGGCCATCACGAACATCCACGCCTTCTTCGGGCTCACGGACCTGACGACCCTCGAGGAGCCGTTCGCCATCTCCAGCAAGGACGTGGTCACGGCGAACGCCGACGACGCCGTAGCCTTCGTGTTCGACACCGGGGCGGCCACCGACAAGTGGTTCGCCTGCGCGGTGGACAGCACGACCGTGGACACCGGCAGCGGCGCCACGAGCAAGGCGCCCGTGGCGGGTACGTACCAACGGCTCCAGATCGGCATCTCCGCCGACGGCGCCTCCGTCGTGTTCAAGATCGACGGTGCCACCATCGCGACTCTGACCGGGGACGCCGGGGTCACCCCGAACACGGACCTCTACATGACGATGGGCGGCTACTCCCTCGGTGCCGCCTCCCGCAACATCGACGTGGACTACGACTACCTCGTCCACGACCGCTGATGCCCGACGCCACTCCTGAACGATGCCTCTGGAAGATGCCGAAGTCAGCAACGTCTTCGGCGTCCTGGAGGCTTGTTCAGGATCTGGGCTGGCAGCCCTGGGCGAAGGGCCACCTGCCCGCGTGGCGCATGTTCGACCCCGGGCCTGCCGGGGCGTGCACGGCGCGTGTCGGTGTGGCCCCGTGGGAGATCCCCTTCCACTTCGGACCCGTACGCTCGCCTTGGGCGTGGTACGCCTCTCTCTGGCAGCACACCCTGAGGCGCAAGCAGTTTCGCCCCAGCAGGGATGCCTACGCCACAGGGCCGGGCTTTCGCGGCTTCCTGCATGGCGTGACGCACATCGACCCCGAGCGCATTGCCGATATCAACAAGAACAGGCTGATCGTCATCCTCGACCCCGAGCCGGGCTGCTCCCCTCCGGACGGGTCGGCGGGGTTGTGGACTTGGTGCGTGGACTACTTCTACCGCAAAGACGGCGAATGGCTGCTCGACGTCCTGTACCCTGTGGACCGCGCCCAGGAAGCGTGGTGCGAGGTCACGGGCGACAACAAGGCGCTGCCGCTGCGGAACACAGCAAAAGGACGGCTCGACCCGCTGGACCCCGTGACAGACAGCAGGGGCGAGTGCACGACCGACTACAGCTCCTGGTACGACGATGAGATGGTCCGGTGGGTCTCTGGCGCTGATGCAGAGATGATCAACGTCTTCGATTTCTCGCCCTTCACCACGTCGCCGCAGGCGATCTACCCCCTACACGCACGGAGGGCCTCCCAATGGGCGCATCCTACAAGTCCCCCGCAGTCGAGCTCCACTTCACCGTCCCCTTCGTGACCGTCGGGGTCGCGGCAGAGGCGACTGTTGCCTTCGGCGCTGACCTCGCCGGCACCCTCTGGGAGCTCATCTACCACGGTTTCGAGGACGACGGCACGGGTACCGGGGCGACCTACCAGCCGGTGTGCAGCGAGGTGTCCGCGTCCTCCGGAGAGGACGCCAGGCTGAGCTACGCCGCCGCCATCGCGGTGGCTGTGATTACCAGGGACCAGCTCGACCCCGGCATCCCGTTCAAGCTGGACGGGGACGGCAACCTCTTCTACAGCCCGAACTACAACGCGGCTGCCGACAACACCGGCACCGCCATCCTGCGCTTCCGGGCAGTCGCCGGGGCCGGGATCGCGCTCGACGCGGTGACCTGATGGCTGATGGCACCGAGATTCTGTGGCTGAAAACCACGTCGCTGGTGCCCCGCGGCGCCGTCGCTGCCCCGCTGGGCGGGCTGCGCACGTTCGACCCGTCGGATGCAGACGCGGTGCACGCTGGCCTCTACACCGCTGGCGGCGTCTCTTCTGATGTTGACGGTCTGTGGACGGTCACAGCGCTGAGTGACGGTGGAGTCGCGGACACCCTGAGCGACTTCTTGATCCACTGGTTCGAGATGGCCGAGGGCACGTGGGGCGCCCTCGCCGGGGCCATGTGCGCGATCCGCAACGTCGCGTTCAGCGCCACGGACCGGGTCACCGTCGGTATCTGCTGGGGCAACGGCACGGATCCGAGCCACGTGGACTTCAAGGGGCGGTACTACTTCTGGAGCATCGGCAACGGCGGCGCGCTCGCGACGACGTGGGGCACCTACGCCGAACGTGACAACGACGTGGAGACCCCGACAGGGGCACCAAACACGGCTGGGGCCATCGCCGCAGCCGCGTACATGCAGACCGATTTCCAGGGCAAGGTCACGAACTGCACGGGCGGCACCAACGTGAGCCCGACGCTCAAGGTGCTGACGTCGGACACGCAGATCACAGGCGCTGACCCCGCCTATGTCGGGGTCATCATCGGGCGGTCTGTCGCCGCGGTTGGCGGAACGGCGAGCGGAACGTTCAAGCCAGAGGCCACGTAGGGAGGCAGCATGCCGGTATTTGCAGGCGTACGGAACGCGGTCCAGCACCTGGTGGAGCTGGTAACGGGCGGCGCTCCTGTTAGTTCGGGCAACCCGCTCCCCGTCGGCCTGATAGCCGCAGTCTCTGACGGCAACACCACGACCACGCCTCTCGGCGCTGGCGTGAAGTTCCCTGGTGTGTGGACGCAGTCCCTGAGTCACGGCATCGTCAGCGTGGGTGCGTGCTCCGACCAGGACTCCGCGACAGACGGGCTCAAGATCGAGTGGTCGAGCGACGGCGTGAACACGTGCCAGGATGACGTATTCTCGATCCTCGGTGGGGCGATCGGCAGCGGCAAGACGTTCACCTTCTCGCCCCCGACCGAGTATTTTCGGGTCACCTACGAGAACGGAGCCACCCCGCAGACCCGGTTCAGCCTGCAGACGATCCTCCGTCCCGGGTTCAAGCCGTCATCGCACCGGATGCAAGACGACATCGTGGCAGAGGACGACGCCGAACTGGTCAAGGCCGTGTTGACCGCCCAGAAGCCCGACAAGACATACGCGAACATCGACGCGACCACGGGAGGCAACCTCAAGGTCAGCATCGAGGAGCAGAACGGCACAGCGGATCTCGCAACCGAGACCACACAGCAGGACGGGAGCCAGAAGGCCCAGGTGACGCCAACCCTCGGCACCCCGTTCGTCGACCCGTTTGGACTCCCCATCAACACGAGCCCCGAGAGTTTGTGGAACGCCACGATGCTAGCGGACACAAACTCGTACCTGTGGCGCGACCACAGCGGCGACGGTGTGGGCGGGGCGGCAGCGAACACGTCCCGTGCATGGGACAGCGGTAAGGCCAGCGCCCTCCTGAAGATCGGCGACGGTGGGTCCTCGCCCGACGGCACATTCGTGCTCGCATCCGGCCCCTACGTCCCGTACATCGCCGGGTTCGGGCAGGGCATAGACATCACGGGCACGTTCGACTCAGCAGCCGCCAACGTCGTGCAGGAGGCCGGCTACTACTCGGTCGACGCCGTCACTGGCCTGCCGTACACCGGCATCCTGATGCGCCTGGACAGCACGGGGCTCTACCTGATCCTGATCAACCGGGGCGTGGTGGTCTCGAGCGTCGAACAGGCAGATTGGAACGGGTTCGCGACCGGGGCCACGTTCGATCCAACGACGCGCTTCATCATCCACCCGGATCTGCAGTGGCTGGGCAACGGAGCTGTGCGCGTGATCGCCGACATGGGCTCGATGGTGAAGGGCATCCTCCATACGTTCGACAACGTGCAGATCGGCGACTCGCCCTACACCGAGTCGGCCACGCTCCCGGTGACCTACTGCATCCGGGCAGATGGTGGAGCGGTGGGAACCGTAGCGGTCATGCGGCAGACGTGTGCGTCGGTGAAAACCTACGGCGTCCACGACATCCCGGGCGTCACATTCCCGATTGACGGCGGGTTCGCTGTCGGCGCGCTCGCTGCGATCGGAACCTCGCTCACACCGATCATGTCGGTCAGGAGCACCGACCCGTTCATTCCGCTGTTCCCCAGGGGGATTCAGCTTTTCGCCGTCGACGAGCCCATCTACTGGCAGACCCGGGCCAGGGCCACGCTGACGGCGCCCGACTGGGCGGCAGCAATCGACCCGGCTGGGGCGCCGTTCGACCTGGACCTGGCTGCCACCGCAGCATCAGGTGGAAGGCCCATTGCCCACGGAATAGTCGCGGCGGGCGCGAAGTTCTCAGCCGGCGAGACTGGCGGGATCGACTTCGGCGGCAAGGAGTGGCTGTCGATGAGCCCTGACGGCACCTTCGACTGGGTGACCATCATGGCCCGCGTGCTCAACGGCGCGGGCACGAATGTAGCCGCGGCCCCCACATTCCGGGCGATCATGTGACCGCCGCCTACGAGGGCGGACCCGGCATCTTTTCGAGGATGGCCAGCAGACGGCCGCTCATGACGCGGACCTCTGCGATCAGCGCAACGAACACGCACGTTCCTGCCTCGTCGTCGTGCAGGGCGCACGAAGGAGCGCACGCGCAGTGCTCCCCTGGCGGCTGTGCTGGGTCCCAGGTCTTGCCGGAGATTCTGGCGAGAAAGCGAATCGGGCAGCACTTCCCGTCAGCCATATCACACCTCCTATGTGGAGTATAGACGATGCCATCCTTCTCCCGCCGCTCCCGCTCGAACCTCGCCGAGTGCCACTCCGACCTGCAGGTGCTGTTCGCCGAGGTCATCAAGACCCACGACTGCTCGGTCATCTGCGGCGAGCGCCCACGGGCAGAACAGGACACTTGCGTCGCCAAGGGCACCAGCAAGGCCAACTGGCCCAACAGCAAGCACAACGTGGACGGCGTGAAGCGCAAGACCTCGTGGGCGGCCGACGCCCCGCCCTACCCCATCGACTGGGATGACCGCGACCGCTTCGAAGACTTCGCAGCGTTCGTGCTCAAGACCGCGGTGCGCCTCCGAGCCGAAGGCAAGATGACCTACGAGGTTCGCAACGGCGGCGACTGGGATCGCGATGGCATCTTCGACGACTGGGACATGCCGCACTTCGAACTGGTCGGCGTTCCGGATGGGGAGTAGCCAATGATCGGCTGGTCCCGAGATATGACCGTCGCCATCGTCGAGGCGCTCAAGGGCGCCCGGAAGTTGTTCGCGTTCCTGGCTGGGCTCGGGTTCCTGCTCGTGCTGGCCGTCATGGTCGCGAAGTCCTGGCTATCCGAAGACGCGCTCGGCATCCTCGTGGACGGTGGGGTCTACATGCTGATCGGCTATGGAGGCTCGAACGTCGGCGCCCGGCTGGCTGAGCGTCGGAGCGCGCCGAAGGGCGGTGCAGGATGACACTCGCCGCTCAAGCACTGATGGCGGCAGGGCTGCTATTCATCTGCTATGGGCTGCTGTGCGGGCTACGGTGAGGTTCAACATGCTGGAGGGAAAGATGGTCAGCCTCGGACTCGCAATCGGGATCGCCATCGGCGCTGCGGGACTCGGCGTTGGCGGTGGTGTGCTGCTCACGAACAGCGCCAACAAGGACGCCCAGGCCGCGGCGGATGCCGCCCACGGTGCAGCGCGGGCCGCTGAGGGGGCTGCGGACGCCGTCCGGGCTGCGGTGGCTCCGTTGGTCGCCCAGGCGGAGACGGACCAGCAGGTGACCGCCACGGACCGCGTGGCCTGGGTGTGCGACCCGGAGGAGGGGACGTACAGCGAAGACCTCTGCGCGGTCATGTTGGTGTGCTCGCTGGGGGTCGCGGATGGTGAGCAGGTCGCGAAGGTCTGCGACGAGCTCGTGAACCAGCACCTGTCAGGCAAGACCTGGGCACTGTGCGAAGCAGCACCAGACCAGCAGGCCAGGACCCGGTGCTACAGCCTCCACGAAAAGAGGAAGTGACCCGTGCGCCGCCGCCTGCACCCCGTCGTCACCCTCTTCATCGGCGGCATGCTGGTAGCCACTACGGCCGCCGCCCAGGAGCACGCCGCTGCTGACGAGGCGTGGGGTGCCGTCATCTACGTGCTCGGCGGCCTGGGGGCCGTCGCCGCGTTCATCATCGCCATCACCACAGCGTACAGCCGCGTCTCCAAGCCGTTCAACGCGGTCAAGGACAGGGTCACGGAGCACCACCAGATTCTGGTGAAGCCGGTGAAGGGCCAGGATGCGCTGGTGGACAGGGTAGACGCAGCAGAAACCGCGCTCAAACGCCTGGAAATGCTCCCCGAGTCCGTTGACGAGTTGCGCACCATGCTCCACAATGGGATCGAGAGGCGTGAGCAGGCCGAGCAACGCCGGGAGCGGTTGATGGAGCGAGTCGAGGGCCACCTGCAGCGCCTGGCTGAAGCGCCCACCGGACCAGTCCGGGGCCACCTCGATGAGCAATGATGTCTCCGTCGTTGTCGCCCTCGAGCTGACCCAGGCATGGCTTGATGACGCCCGCTCCAGCGGGGAGCGCATCGACACCAGCGTCCGCGCGATGGCACCTCACCGGAGTCGCGATGCCTCAGCGGTCAAGCGCTCACTCCGCGACGGGCTGCTGAGGATCGGGCAGAAACTGAGCCATCGCGACGAGGACGGCTGGCTCATCTGCGAGCGCTACGTGGGTACGTCATGGGACGGCGAACTGCTGGCGTACGTAACGTACGTGCGCCGGGAGCCGGACCGGGAGATCGCCTACTACCGGGGGCAGGTCGACGAGTTGCTGGGCCTGGGACGGGAGGTCCCGGAGTGGCTCACGGATCGGATTGAGTGGTTGAGGGCTCGGTCATAGCCGCCCGAATGAACGTCGCTGCCACCTCTGCGTTGATCGCGTTGCCGTAGCCCTTCAGCCGCCCGACGCGATTACTTCTTGCACGACGAGCCATGCCTGAAAGCCAGGGCTCGCCTCGTCCCACTCCTCGGGCAATCCCATGAGCCAGCGGGGAAGTGCCGGGTTCAACTGGCCTTGCCCTCCCGTCTGCACAGGGGATCCATTCGCAGTCGCACCAGAAGCCAGGCTGACCACCTGTTCCTGCAACGGCCGGCCCTCGTTCTTGATCTGCCTGTCGAGCGTCTTGCTGTTCTGGTTCTTGCCCGACCCGTGACCGTCGCTCTTGGTCGGAGTCGCCCACCCCGCCATCCTCGAGGCGTCCACCAAAGTCACTCCCGCGTGGTGCTTGCTGTCCGGGTTGTGTCGTGTCGCCGTGGCGTTGGCGGCGTTGGCGGCGTCCTGTTTCGTTGGCGTGGGCCAACCCGCCAGAACTGACACTGCCGCCAAGTCCGGCCCGTGTTTCCGGGCACATTCGATGATCGCCCCCTTCTCCGACCTGACACCTTTGGTTGCGAGCGCCTTGGTTGGTGTGGGCCACGAAGAACAGCCGCTGCCGGAGGTGCGGTGCGCCGACGCTACAAGCCGGCAGAGACGCCGCCCCGACGGCATATCCCACGCCTTCCAGGTCATTCGATACAAGGTCGAACCACGTCCGGCCAGCTCGGCTCGCAACCTGCTCTCCAAAGATGACTGGAGGACGGCACTCGCGAATGAGCCGGAACCACTCGGGCCAGAGGTGGCGAGGATCCTCGAAGCCTCCACCACTACCGGCGGCAGAAAACGGCTGGCACGGACAGGAGCCGGTCCACACTTCTCGGTCATCGGGCCACCCAGCGAGCCTGAGCGCGTGGGACCAGACGCCGATCCCGGCGAAGAAGTGGGCTTGGGGGGCGTCAACAAGGTCTGCTGGCTGGACATCGGCGATGCTCCTTGGGTCGATACGGCCAGGCGTAATGTGGTCGGCGTCTACCAGGTTGTTGAGCCACTCGACGGCGAAGGGTTCGATCTCGTTGTAGTAGGCGCTCACTTTGCCTGCCCCACCAGCCGCTGCAACACCCCGACATCCACCTCCACAGTCGACACCCGCCGCCCACACCCGAGGCACTCCCGCTGCCGCCATATCCACCCGTCCGGGGCCAGGACGCTGCACAAGCCCCGGATCGCGCTGGGAATCCATGCCGTGGACCTGTGGTCGCGGGTGTCCGTGACTCGGGTTTCGCCGTGGCACCGGTGGCAGGTCACGGGATGTCCTGCTCGTGCAGCGGCTTCCACTCGGCGGGCTCCGGCGGCATGTAGTGCGGGCACGGCTCCGGGCCGAGTTCCGGGCAGATGGTGTCCTGCCTGTCGCTCGCGGCCGGCTCCGTCCATCGGCGGCAGGTGTGGCGGTGGGGGCAGTCGGCCTGGGTACAGCGGGCGATGTCAGCGGGGAGCATTACAGTTCCAATCTCCGCGATGCTTGGCGACAAGTGCGCATGCGGCGGCAAGTGTCGACTTGAACACGGTCGCGTATGTCGTGGCGTCATCGGAGACGTGGACGATCTTGCACCGACTACCGGAGGGCAGGTCCTCTTTCACGACCTTCAGCGTGCCGTCGAGCGCATCGAGGCAGACGCCACCGGTGCCGGCGTGGTCCAGGTCCAGGAGCCACACCTCGGGTTCGTCGGGGTCGGCATTCCAGCGGCACCCAATGTCCGTGAGCACCCAACTACCGTGCCACGTCGTGCACTTCTTCGGCTGCTCAGGGTGCCCCGGTAGATTGCTAACGGCTCTGGAGAGGTCCAATAGTTCAGCGTTCATCGGTCTTGCCTCCGTGTTTGGCGAGGATCGTCTTCGATCGATCGTGGGGGCACGCCGGATCTGTGTCGAACCATCCGTGCGCCTGACAGTATCCGTGATGATCGTAGGAGCATGCGTCGTCGTCCACGATGTCGGTCAGCACCGCCCGCAGTTCGGCGACCTCGGCAACCAGAGGCTTGATCTCCCGCGTCATCTTCCCGTCGTCACACCACCCACACCACGGGTTCCCGCCCATTGCCGAGGACAGGTCGTTGGTCTCGGAGCCGCCACAATAGGGGCAGTCAGGCAGAAGCGCCTTGTAGTCGTCTCGCTCGACCTCGGCCCCGTCCGCCCGGCCCCGCTGCTCGACGGCCTCGGCGTGCCAGTGCTCAACGCTGCGGGTGACGGTCGTGATCGTCTCATCGCGGTCGGCCAACATCTGCGCAGCGGCCATCCTTGCGTCCCGCTCGGGCAGCAGCGTGGGGCAGTTCCCGCTGTGCTTTACTCCGCAGTATGAGCAATCAAAGATAGCCTCTCGCAGCGCCCGCGCTCCCTTCCCGTCGATGATGCCGTCTGGTTTCGTGGTCATGGCCTCTCCAGAATCACACCCTCGCCAATCCCTAGCGACTCAGCCAGGGCGAGGATGTCGCGGGCTTCGGCTTCGGTGTAGGTGTCGCCGATGATGACGATTAGCGGTGCGGTAATGACATCGACGCCCTGTCGACTCATCTCGCCCAGGATCGCCGCCTGCAGCAGCCAGAGGCCGGGGAGTACTGGGGCGCCGTTGTGCCAGATGGCGAGGGCGATGTCCTTGTAGTCGATATAGTCGGGCCACTGACCGCAACGGTCTGGCGCGAACCAGCGGAGAGAATCAAAGCGCCCGTTGATATCACCAGTGGCCGATCGCATCTTCGGACAGCGCGCGCCACAAGGTCCGCCGTCGAGCAGGCTGGCGTGCTGGGGGCTCGGGATGAGGAGAAGGGTCGTGGTCATGGCTCACTCCTGTCCAAAGTCACAGCCAGCCCCAGCACCGCCACGACGACCGGCGACGTGACCACGAGCGCGGCCCCGATGCCGACGATGAGGGTGGCCTTGACTGCGGCGGGGGCAATGGCGTGGGATGCTCGGGTGGCGAGGTTGCGGAGGCGGGTCATTGCGGCATCGCTGCATCGAACCCACCGCCAAAACCCATGCACAGGTACAGGATGTAGAACCACCCGAAGAACCCGTGCAGAAGGCACCACCACACAGAGTGGTTGATCGACCAGCTCAGGATGATGGCGATCACCGCGCCGAATCCGACACCGGCTGACCCACCGCTACTTTGCGTGTTCGTGCTCATCTCTCGATCCTCCTCTTCGCTCGAACCACCCCAGCCTCGACCGCGCACACCGCAGCCAGGCTCCATCCCCACGCGACCACGATCCCGTCCATTGCTCGGCGGGCGAAGGTGTGGAGGGTCATTTTGGCTCCTGCTGCGCGCGGTACCGGTCGGCGGCGGCGCGGTCTTGTTCCGTGAAATCATCCATGATGCCCGCAGTGTGCCCGCAGTGTGCTGCCTCTTCGCGCACGTCGTGAGCGAGTCGCCCATACGCATCAATCAGCCCCTGCACCCCGGCCACCACATCGCTGTCGATCTCGTTGGCGACGAGGATGGCGTGGATAGCGTCGAGCTTGCGGGCTTTGTTTTCCACGTCTGCGAGGGCGGCAATGGCAGCGCGCCACACGTCCTCGGCCGGCGCTTCGGGTTCCGGGGCGGCGGGTGTCGACCACTCCACTTCGCGGTCGATGGCATGGTGCGGCCCCGCGTGTCCGGAATACCCCTCACATGAATAGCTCGGGGCGGCACCGCGAACCGAGTTGCATATGGGCGGGGCCTGCTCCACGGGCGCGGGGGCGAGGTCGCCATGGTCCGGCTCGCAGTTGGTGCACTCGTAGGTGTGATCGCACGGGGCGCGGGTCGGTGGAATCCTCGCCGCCGGGTGCAGCCCGCCGTCTGCAGCGGGGGTGTGGCGGCGGTTCCAGGCTTCACGAGCAAGTCGCTGTGTTGTCCCGAGAGGACCAGACGCCCCGCACGATGAGCACCTACAGCGATACGCCATCCCTTCGGGTTGAACTGTGGCCGTACGGCCCCCGCAATGTGCGCACGGCAGCAACCCGTCCGCGTTCGGGGCGGGGGCGGCGAGGGCGGCATCCTTGATCGCCGCCTCCAGCGCGTCGCCCAGGAACACCCCGCCCCTGTCCGACCGGTTGTTCTCGATGGCGTAGCGCACCGAATCGAGGAGCTCGTGGGTGTCTTCCCTGGTCGCCATGGTATCTCCCTGTCTCTGTTGTATATACACGGGATACAGCACGTAGTCAAGAGACTATTCGAACCACGACACCCGCAGCCACGCGCCGTCCGGGTACGTCAGCTCGGGATAGTCGACTGACACATCAATCCCGCACCCTCCGCCCTGCCCGTAGATACTGGCTTGGCAGAGGTATCCGTCGATCGTGAAGAACCGATCCCGCTCGGCGTCGCGGCACAGGGCCTGGTCGCCGTCGAGCCAATAGCACTGGCGCACCCGTGGCCTGGCGCCTACGGCGAGCGTGCCGATGTAGTCCTGGTTCAGCTGCACCGCAGCCAGCGCCAGGCCGGGCTCGAGGAGGCTCGCGGTGTCAGGAGCGGGGCCGGCGCAGGCCAGCATCAGTAGGATCATGAGGTCTCCCTGTCGGGCACGTCACCAGAGACGATCGGGACGCCGAGGAGGTACGGGCGGCCCTCGCGATCGTAGAGCACGCCGTGGCCTGTCCACTCTCCGTACGCCTCGAGATCAACCAGCGCTTTTGCGTAGTCCCCGGGCGACAGGATCAGGGGTCCGCGGTCGCCGGGCGGCACAGCGATGAGCTCGTGGGCGATGGCTGCGTAGAGGCGGGGATACTTGAGGCGGAACATCAGACCTCCCTGGCCGGGCACCCTCGCACCCGGCCGGTTGCTGGCCTACTTGCCTTCGAGCGCGATGGCGCTGCTCGCCTGCCACCGGGCCTTGAGCAACTCGTCGCCCGCCATGCCCAGAATGTGCTTGAGGTAGTCGACGTCGAAGATGTCGCCGCGCTCCTCGTTGGCGAGATGCCCGGCGATGACCTCGTTCATGGCGTTGCGGGCGAGCCGGATGCAGCGGACGGCTGCGCTGGTGTCCGCGCTACCGGGGCAGTTGTCGCACACGGCCCTGGCGAACTGCTTGCAGGCGTCGTTGACGCTCGCGTACGTCGCTGGCGTGACCTTCTCGATGTAGTGGCCGATGAGGTTCGCGTGGATGGTGGCGATCACGTCGCGCGCTTCGGTCTCGGCCTGACGGATCGCCAGATACTTCGGAGCCTGCTCAGCGGTCGGCGCGTGGTAGGTGAAGAGCGTGTCGAGGTCGGGAAGTGGGTTCATGTCGATCCTCTGGTCATGCCGCTGTCGGCGGAAGTTGGTAGATGTGCCCGCCGGGCGCGAACGTGCGCTCGACGAGCCCGTCGGTGACCATCGTGTCGAGCACGGTGGCCGCTGCTCGCCGGTCGACGAGCTGGAACGTGTTGGCGACCTGGGCGCGGGTCAGGGGCTGGCGCCGCTTGAGCACCGCCCGGATCAGGTCGCGGTAGTCGCTGGCGTAGAGTCTCATCGGTACTCCTGGCGGGTCGCCACCCATCCGCTCTCGGTGTACGGGAGGCCCACCATGTCCGTGCTGACGTGGCTCTCGTACACCTGCGTCTCGTGGTAGGAGTCGAGCCACACGACGAGGCCGCTGTCGGTCATGCGCGTGGGCCACCACGCGAAGCGCCGGACCTCGCGGGTGTCGCCTTCCTCTGGCGTCGTGACGGTCCACTTCATCGGACCGCCTCCGCGATGCGCTGGTCGATGAGCGCGACGATGCAATCGGCGGCGTCCGTGCCCACAACCCGGAGTAGCGGGGCCATCGGGTCGCGGCCCCGGGCCACCTCGCTGCAGTCGTCCACCTTCCGATCGCTACTCATGGCCGGGGGCGTCTCGATGGCGGTCTGCCGATCGTGCTCCCACCGCGCCGCGTACCGGATGACCTCGGCGATGCAGGCCGCCTTGCTCGGCCAGCCGGCCATGCCGAAGTCGTTACCCCCGAGCGTGGCCTTCCAGAGCCCGCCGGGGTGCTGCACGAACGCCAGGGTCTCATCGAGCAGGCCCTTGGCTACCTGCACGAAGGGCTCCAAGTCCCTGTTGACCAGTGCCTCGACACGCTCGAGGGTGGTCTCCCTCTTGCCTATGCCCGCCGCGTCGAGCAGGGCGTGCATCTTGCGCAGCTCTTGCTGCGCCTGCGCGAGGGGGCCGATCATGGCTTCACCCCGAACTCGATCTCGAGCGCATCGACGCCGCGCTCCACCGCCATGCGCATCACCGCGGTGAGTGAGATGCGGTGGGACGGCAAGGCCGCGGTCACCGCGGGGACCAGGCGCTCCAAGCGGGCGCGCAGCTTGGGGGCCAAGCGGAGGGGGATCGGGTGGCTCATCGTTGTCGGCTCCATCGGACTGCTCCATGCTCTCTGAGGTAGTGGGCGCCGATGCCGATGGCATCCCACCCGTCGTGTGTGGTACGCGGGGCTACCCGCTGAAGCTCGTCTGTGGTGAGGATCTCTCTGAGGTAGTCGTGCTCGACGTCTTTGGGCCGGCTGCCCTTCCACTGGCTCGGCTTGTACCCGACGCCAGGACAGGGGAGCATGCCCAGCACATAGCCTCCGACGCCCTGCAGCTGGAGCATGGCATCGAGCTTCGCCCCTGTGGTCCTGCGGTCGCGCTGCATCTCCTCGATGACAGCCACGTCCACAGGGGCGAAGGGGTCCAGAGCCAGGCCGACCTGCCGCGCTGCGCGGTGCCAAGCCGGCGGGCCTGTGTCGGTACCGGGGCTGCGGACCGTGCAGGCATGGACCAGCGCGTCGTGGTGGAAAACGGCTAAACCGAGTTTGCGCAGGCCGGGGTCGATAGCGACGAGGATCATGAGTCCTCCGGCAGCGGGGCTGTAATCAGTCCCGCCAGGGAAACCGCGTCCCCGATCACCACGTCGATAGTGACCACCGACCCTTTACGGAAGCGTAGGTCCCGTTGGTAGTCGTAGACACACTGCGTGGTCCAGCCCTCGCGTAAGTCTCCGGGGTACCCGGGGAGGGGATCCTCTCGGTACCCGTTGAGGTAGGGCGCCCTGTCTTCGTCTTCTGTGTGCTCGGAGAAGAGACGCAGCGAGCGCCCGCCGCAGACCTCCCGGCACCACACCGCTGCCAGCCCGACGCGCTGGTCTTGAGTGGCGAGCCAGATGCCGGCGAGGCGCTCGTAGGTGGTGGCGTCGTTCCACGGGTCCCACAGGTCGCTGTCCCCGTATACCTCTTCCCAGTCGCTGGGGTTCACCTTGTCCACGTGCAGCACGTGCTTGCCTGTGATGTCGACGAGTCGGTAGGTCAGTCCCATGTGCCACCGCCCTCGATGAAGCGCCGGCAAGCGTGACTGAGCACGAGTAGCTCGTCGCGTTCATCAGGCACCGAGGCGTCGATGAGCCGCTGCCAGCCGGGGCGGAGCATTGGGATGCCGTCGTCGGCGTCAGACCGCTCCATCCATCCCGCAGCGAGTAGCCACTGACAGTCGGTCAGCCGCGTTGCCAGAAGCCCCTCAGCCAACCACTGCGGGGGGCAGCCAAGCGCTGATGCCAGTAGCCTCCAAGCCTCCCGGCGTGTCGGCCCGTGGTCCAGGTCAAGATGGATATCGCCGACCGCCTCGACGTTCGGCAGACCGCTGTCAAATACCCAGACAGCCTCGTGCGTCTCATCCTCCCAAGAGATCACCAGCACACGAATACCAGAGCGGGCGTGGATGGCCGTGGCTCCAAGCCAAGACGGTGGGAGGTACTGCGCGTTGTCTTGCCAGGTCACGAGACACCTCCCTCTTGGGCCTTTGCGGCTTCGAGTGCCGCGACGCGCTGCTCCAGATCGCCGAGAGACACTCGCAGTTTCTCTACTTCCTTCTCCCGCTCTTTCGCGATCTCTTCCTGCAGTCGACGTAGATCGCCCCACTGGACATCGTAGAAGTTGCTCATGTTGGCTCCCAGGGAATCAGCTCGCCGTCCACCGTGACCGGCTTGGCGCCCTTGTACCAGCGGCGCATCGCGTGCGCCTCCACGCGGATTTTCACGTTGGGCGTCTCGACGCGCATGGCGGCGACCATGGTGTCAGTCAGTGCCCCCGCGAACACTGTCACCATGTCCTCGGGTACCTCGGCAATGATCTCGTCATGCACGAAGAGGACAGGCCGACAGCCTTGCAGGTCGCCCACGTAGCAGCGGTCGGCCAGGGCGAAGAGCGCACGCTTCGCGCCATCAGCGGCGGGGCCTTGGAACAAATTATTACAGCCTGGCGTGTAGGTGCAGCCGCCCCGCTTGCGTCCGCTGCGTGGCAATTCAAGGGTGAACGGGTTGCCGAACGGGTCCAGGTCGTTGACCCAGGAGAAGTGCTCAGCCATCTCGGGCCAGCGCTCCATCCACAGGTTCTTGAGCATCCAACCCTTCTGCTCCCTGGCGAGCAGCGCCTCGGGGATGCGGACCCTGTACGATGCCCAGGCGAAGGCGGCGAAAGAGTCAGGCCCCATCCCGCCAGGCAGGCCGAAGTTGGCCGCCTTGGAGAGCTGCCGCATGTCGATGAGCTTTTTGTCCCCGTCGAGGTACCGCGCGTAGGCGTCGTCATAGTACAGATTGAGCAGCGTGGCGGCCATGTGGACATGCGGGTCGAGCCCGTCATTGATGGCCTCGGCCAAGTCGCTCTTCCCGAACCGGTCGATGCACGACTGGGCCAGGGTGCACAGCTCGACGAACGAGTAGTCAGCGCCGACGAACACGAAGCCCGGCCGGGGCACGAAGCACTCCCGGAGCCCGCCGCGGCGGTGGAGGTTCTGCGTGTTCGGTCTGTACGCTGACGTGCGCCCCGTCTCCATGATCGTGTTGTAGCTGTGGTTGATCGCCTTCTCGGTACCCAACCGGAGGTAGTCCCCCCACGACGAGATGATCTTCTCGGCGCCCGACTCGTCAGCATACGCCATGAGGTCCTTGTCGCCCGACCCGAGCAGCGACTCCGCATCGGTCTTGACGCTGCCGCCGGGAGTGGTCGGGACCTCCTTTCCTCGGGCCTCGTAGCCCTCGGCGCAGCGCCGCTTGAACTCGGCCATGTTGCGCCCGAGCGCATCGTGGCGGTCGGCGCCCCTGCCCTTGCGCGTCCACTTGAGCAGCCCGGCATCGAGCAGCTTCTTCTCGACGGCTGCTTGCTCCTCGCCCAAGCCGGTCAGGAACGGCTCGACCAGGTCGCCATCGGTACGCAGCCCCCAGCAGGACATGAGGTGCAGCGCCCACGCTGCCTGGGCCTGCTCGATCTCGTTGACGATGAGCCCGTCCGCGGTCAGATAGTCGAGCTTCGCGGCGTATTCCGTCTGGGCTACGAAGATCCGGCGGGTCGCTGTGGCGTCGCCGATGGCGTAGATCAACGCCTCATCGGGCCAGGACGACAGGGGCACGCCGTCCAGCTCTGCGTAGCGGAGCCTCCACGTGTCTTCGCCCTTCGCCATGGACACGCCGAAGTGCCGCTCGGACAGGGCCGACAGCGAATACTTCGGGCGGTTGTTGTGGACGTGATCATAGGTCAGCCGCCCCTCGGAGAGCATGAGCAGCTGGTCGCGCACCTTCGTGTCGCTGACACGCCCGGCCGTGTACGCGGTGAAGATGGCTGGGAGTAGGTGCGGCGCCGCCTCGGCCAGCACGGCCATATCAAAGGCGACGTTGTGGCCGACGAACCGCACCGAGGGGTCCGCCAGCCACCGCTTCATCTTCTTGATCGCCGCATCCGCCAGCTCGATGTCTGCCTTGTCGCCCGTGTCGTAGGTCAAGCAGACCATCTTGGGGGCCAACTGTCCCGGCTCAATCAGGTAGGTCTCAGTGTCGAATGCGACGATCATAGGCTCAGTCCGCCGGGTAGAAGAAGTGCTTCGTGAAGGCGCCACCGTTCTTGTTGGTCGCGCCCTGCGTTTCGACCTTGACCTTGTGCCCGGCCAACAGCTTGCCGCCATCGTCCGGGATGGGCTGGTCGTCGGCGTCGACTCCGCAAGCCGCCGCGGCCATCTCGTCGGTGATCTCCGTCTCGGGCACACCAGCGAGGCCGGCGAGGCAGGCGCGGGTATCGGCCAGGCCGAAGCCCCAACCGTCATCGAGGTTCGCGTAGAAGGTCAGCGTCGTGCCGACCATGTCCTCGTGCGTGGAGGACGAATCGACCCGGCCTTCCATGACGAACGCCTTCTTGCCGATCTTGCCCGGCTTCTTGCTGATGATGAGCTTGCACGCCACACACTCGAGGGTGCCGCGGAACTCGGGTGGGATGTACTTGCCGCCGCTGCCGCCCTCGGCGTTCTTGATGTTGTCGAAGATGCCCATGTTGTGTCGCTCCTGTTCTCTGTATGAAGTGCTGATGTATAAGGTTTAGTCTGTAATCCACGAGGCCGCAAGAACTTTCTGCGCTTGGCCTGTCGTCTTCTGCACGTACTCCGCATCGGCCTGGGCCTTTCGCACGTCGGCGCGCACTGAGTCGTGCACGTCGAACCAGTAGACCAGGATCTCATCGGAGGTCTGCCCGAGCCTGTGTGTCCGGCCCAGCAGCTGCTCCATCGTCGCCCCGCTCGGGGGCATGGAGGTCAGCACGTTCACCGACCACGCCTGCAGGTTGCTGCCTGTCCCATGACTCCGCACCGAGACCGCGAGCTGCCCGTCGGCCCCCTCGGGCACGGGCGTGCCGACGGGCACCGAGGGGACGATGTCAGCCATGCCTTGGTGCATCGCCGTGGACACAGACCACACCAGGGCGGCGGGGTGACGCTCCAGCAGCTCGAGCACTGCGACAGCGATGAAGGGGTCGAGCCACACCGTCTCTACGGGCGGGGGGTCCTTGTGGCTGTGCTCCTGCCACGCTGCCCTGGCCTCCTGCGACTCGGCGTTGCCGCCCCCGTCGTCTACCCACGCCGCTACCTGGGCGGGGGTGTCGAGGCCACGGCGCCCCTGGCGGATGACGGCACGGACGGCGCGGTTCCACGCGTTGCGCGTCTGCATCCAGGGCAGGTCGGGCTCGCCGGGCCACGCCCACTCGTAGTAAAAACCCTGGAGCAGCTGCCGGCGGACTTGCGCCAGCTGCGCGGCGTCGGTGATCTCCACGCCAGCGGGGGACAGCCACCTGGCCTCGAGGCGATCAACGGCCTGGGCCACGACACCGGGCAGCTCGAGGGGGACGCGACGGAACTCGATGCTCGCATCGCACGACTGGGTCGTGGTCATCAGCACGCCGGGGCTGTCGCGGAGCAGCTCGAAGAGGGCCGCCCGGGGGTCGCCGCCTTGGGCGATGGGGGCGTAGAGGCACTCGTCGTAGTGGGTCGGCTCGCCGCCCACATCGACACAAGCCGCCCACGCCTGCAGGTCGAGGTACTCCAGCGGCACGGGGCTGTGCTCGCGGAGGGCCAGCTCGACCAGATGCGCATAGTCCTTCAGGCTCCTGCTCGTGTAGGTGCCGCTCATGCCGACGAAGCGGGTGTCGGGGTGGTCGCGGAAGTAGCGGATGACCCGGCGTGTCCGCCCGGCCGTGCGGTGCCGCAAGGAGTGGCACTCGTCAGCGATGACCAGGTCGGGGGCGAGGGCGTCGAGCATCTCTGGGCGGCTGCTGATCTCCTCGTAGGAGCGCACGACCAGGGCGGAGTGGACGCGAAAGTGCGTCCGGAACTTGGCTATCTCCGTGTGGGTCTGCTTGCGCAGCCGGGCCGGGACCAGCAGGAGGGGGCGGCTGGCCTGCATCACAGTGGCGGCGATGGCGCTGATCAAGAACTTGCCGTGACCAACGCCGACGATGCCGACAAAGCCGCCGAGCTGGCGGCACCAAAAGAGCGACTCCGCCTGGACGTCACGCAATGTATAGGTCCGAGTGAGCGTGACCTCGGCCCGGAGCCGGTCGAGGTCACGCCGTGTCGGCCTCCCGGACTTGCGAGGGAGCCCGAGGATGCGGACGGTCTGCCCTACCGGCGCGGGAGGTGCCTGCGCCGCATCCGAGCGGAGTCGCTCAAGGAGGTTCACCCCTTGACCACGACGGCAGCTACAGATGTGAGGTACTGCGAGCAGTACACCCAGTAGGGGTTGTTGGTGTTGGCGACGAGGACGCTACCGCGCATGCCCTCGACGCGGAGCAGCGCCGCGACTTCCTTGAGGCCGTTGTTGTAGTCGAGCAGCAGGGGGTCGACCACCTTGTTGGCCTTGGCAACCTTCACCACCAGGGGGGCGATGAGGTCTTCGAAGGTCACGGGGCCGCTGCGCGGCTTGACCGGGGCGCAGTCGATATACAAGACGTTCGCTGTGCCGAAGAACGAGGACACGGGGGGCTCGTCCTCGTCGACGATGACGTTGACCTCCTCGACTGCAGCCTTGACCTTCTCGACGATGGTAGCGGCTGCCCCCTCCGTGGCCTTCTTCACCGCGGTGGCGAGCACGTTGGGCTCGGACTCACCAGCCGCCGGGCCTTCGGCGTCCGGGGTGCCGCGTGCGTTGACGGAGAGCAACACGCCACCGCCCTTCACGTAGAGCAGGCGCCCGTCGCTGAGGATGCACACCTCCTCGATGTGGGCCTTGGAGAGCCGGGCCAGGTTGAGGACCTCGCGGCACGCCTTGCTCGACTTGCTTGGGCTGAGGTTCTCCACATCGCTGGACTGGCAGAGCGAGACGAGCGCGTCGGCGCACAGCTTGTACTCGGTGTCGGTGCGGCGGCTGGCCTGCTTGATCGGCTCTTCGACGCGCTCCGCGGGGGGCGCCGCCTGAGGCTCGTCGGCCGGGGGCGTGACCACGGGGTCGTCGACCGCGGGGGCCTCGGCTGCCGCTGCCTGCTTGGCCTTCAGCTGCTCGAGGAGCGTGCCGCCCTTCGGGGGGTTGATGCCCTCGGCGCGGGCGTGCTCGACTGGCTCCGCCGAGGGCGGCTCTTCGGCCGGCGGCTCGGGGGTCTCGGCGCCGTCGACATCCTCGGCTTCACGGAGCAGTGCGAGCAGCCCGGGGGCCTCGTCCTTCCACGTGTCCTTGGGGTAGTCGTCCACCAGGAGGCGGGCGATCTGGTCAGCCTCGTGAGCGGTGGCGGGAGGGTTCGCGCCGTGCTTGGTCACGGCTTGCTTGGCGATGAGGAGTCGAAGGTCGGCCACGGTATCTCCGGTGGGAAGTCCAGCGAATGCGCTGGTTTTGGGTGATGCGGTCTTGCGCAGTGCCTGGCAGATGGGGGAAAACTGGCAGCCGCCGAAGGCACTGCACGCGGTCCAGTTGGGTTCTGTTTCCTCGATGCCAGTTGCCCGGCTGAGGCCGACCATCTCGAGGGCAGTCGGCTGAAAATAGTTTTCCCACTGCTTCTCGAGGTCGCTGCGATCGAGCACGACCGAGACCTTGCGGGCCTGCAATCGGCCCCGCGTCTGGGTCTGCAGATGTCGCACACGGCAGCGGTCGGACTCAGTGAAGCGACACGCGTACAGCGCGTAGGGCACCATCTGCACGTCAGTGCGGAGACTCTCTTCGGTGCTGCCCCACTTCATGATATCGGAGGAGGTCTTGTAATCATCGACGCTGGGAAGAATGAGCTTGCGACAATCGAACACGTCGATGTAGCCCATCATGGGCAGGGCGATGTCGGCAAGATCAATCCGGTGCTCGAGGGAGATGTTCCCCTCGATGTAGTCCCGCTTGAGATCCTCCACGTACGGTGTGAGCTTGTTGGCGATGGCGCTGTGGTTCGGGGTGATCTCGGGGAGGGGCATGCCGGCGACGTACGCCTCGAGCCAAGCGTGTACGTTCTTGCCGGTGGTCTGCGCGGCGCTGTCCGGCGGCCTGGGCTGGTTGGTACACTTGTCGATGTACCACTTGCGCCGGCACAGCGAGAAGGTCTTGAACTGGCTTGGCGATGAGTGGCGGGGCACGGCTACGCCTCCCCCTCGATGATGCGCATCGCCAGGGAGGGCACGCCGAAGGCGGCGAGCAGGAGGATTGCGCGGAGGTTCATGGTGTTCTCCTTGTCTACAGGTCTTATACTCTGGTAGCCTATCTGTAGTCAAGGGCCTATTTCAAATAAGCTACGTGGTGCCTGGCCTCGGCTTGCGCCAGAGCCGCTCGCGCTTGCCGCCGATACTCTCCTGCCTCACCCGCTCGCAGCCCAAGCGCCGTAGTGCCTCGGACACCCCCGTGCTGTGGCGGCGGATGTCGCTGCGTGGTACCCGCAGCGCGCCGATGATGGCAGCGCTCAAGCCGAAGGTTGGCTGGGGGTAGTCGCGCAGCCACCGGAGCAGCATCGCGTCATTCGTATCCTCGGCGCGGAACTCGTCGTTGCTGATCTCGCGCTCGACATCCAGGGCGTCGTCAAGATGCCACGGCTCCTTGGCCTTGAAGCGGTGAGCCGCCTCAGCCCACAGCTGGTCACGGAGCGCCTCCACCCAGTCGGTATCGATCCGCTCCTCGTTGACCCGCACCGCCCAGAAACGACGGTCGCCGGTCGGGTCAGTCAGCGGGTACTCGTCGTTGGACGAGCCTACCAGGATGCTGTGCCGGGGGTACTCCTCGACGGTGCGTCCGTAGGGCGGGCGGTAGGCATCGGTGCGCCGGGTGATAAAGGCTTTGGCCCGGTTGCGATCGGCGCGGGCGAAGCTGTTCATCTCGCCGACCTCGAACCCCCACGTGGTCGCGAGCTGCATCGCAGCGGCGACGGGGTTGGACAGGTCGAGCTCCTCGTCGAGGAACCAGCGGTCAGAGAAGAGCGCGCGGTACATGCTCGACTTGCGGGTGCCTTGCTTGCCGACGAGCAGCAGGACCGTGTCGACCTGGCAGCCCGGGGTCAGCGCGCGGGCCACGGCGGCGATGGCGGTCTTTGCGCCGTACGCCCTATGCAGCGGGGTGTCGGGAATGCCGGCGGCGCGTATCAGCCAGCCGTCCAGCCGGGGCTGGCGGTCCCACTCGAGGTCAGCGAGGTACTCCTGGACCTGGTTCGTGGGGTTCTCGTGGGCGACCATGGTTGTAGCCTCGGCCGCGTGTGTCGCGAAGGGCTCGAACCCGTAGGTGTCGTGTATGGCGATGCGCAGGGCCAGGAGGTCGTGGTCTTTGATGGGCTTCCCGCCGAGGGTGATCTGGCGCAGGAACTCATCGTACCGGAGCCTCCCGGCGTAGCGGCTGTCGCGGCGCAAGGCGCGCGTTGTGTTGGTCAGGTTCGTCTTGGGTGTGCCGCTCTGCGTGAGCGCGAAGGCCAGGGCGGGGTTGTCGGTCCAGCTGGTCTTGCAGGTGGAGCAGCTCACGAAGGCCCGGCCGTCGCTGCGCCGACCTATGAAGGCGCTGGGCGTGCCGTCGTCGTGGAAGGGACAGCAGATGCTGAGCTTGTCCTCGACGGTCTCCGCCAGCTCGGCCAGCGTGATGCCGTAGTCAGGCAGGTTGATCTCGGCGAAGTCGCAGAGCTTGCGCATCTGGATGCGGCTGGCCGCGTTGCGCATCGGTGCGGGGATGTCAATGCCCGCCGCCCACGCCTCGAGGGCCGTGCGATCTGTGCGGGTGTGGGTGCGTATGACCGTCTGGTAGCGGCTGCCGTGATGCGCGCCGCCCACCCGCATGCGGCGGGAGGGGTTGATCGCGGTGGCGTCGCCTTCGATAGCGTGGCACACCGCGGCCATCACGTTGCGCCACTGCGCCTCCTCGGCCATGGTCCAGGGGTTGGCCTGGAGCCGCCAGAAACAATGGATGGACCGGCCGGGGCTGGCGCCTTGGGGGCGGTCGTCGCCGGACAGGACCACCGCGGTGGGGGCCGGCATGCCGTGGGCGATGGCCCGGTCGAGGCGCTCGAGCTGCTCGGGGATGGTGCCGTGGTCGGCCTCGGCCCACACGGCGGGGAGGTCGAGCACGGCTTGGCGACCGATGCCCTTGCCGCTGGCTGGCATCTCTACGTCAGGCCGGATGCGGGCGGGCGTCCAGTAGAGCCCGTCCTTTTGATGCCAGGTGCCTTCGGCGTCCCTGGTGCTGATAGTGCCGCACCAGTGTACGTCTTCGGGGTCACTGAGGAGACGATCAAACTGGGCAGAGGTGACCGCGCCGAACTGCATCATTGTCATGTGGTGGCTCCTGGTGTGTGGCGAGGTGATGCCGGGGGAGCTACCCCCGACGCTCACCACATGAGCATAGACAGCCTACTCCCTGGGCGGGCCGGGAGCAACCTGCTGGGCATAGCGCCGGGCGGTCCTCATGGTACGTCCTCGCAGTCAGGGCGTGCGTCAGGGGAGCAGGGGCAGCGCGCCCACGCCAGGTGCCCATCGGCGATCGGGGGCACCAGCTCGCAACGGGCCGCTACGGGGTCTGTGCTGGCCCGGGGCTGCTCGGGGTGCTGGCGTGCGGCGAAGCCCCCGCCGAGGGAGCCCGCCTGTGGTGGCGGCGGCGGGGCGTGGGGGCGGAGGAGCAGCGCCTCGAGCCAGCGTACGGTGGGTTCGGTGTTGCCGAGGCGGGAAGACTTGGCGATGACGAGGGCGTTGCCGCACATGCGCTGGTCGTCGTCGGTCCACATCATGTCCTCTCCCTCCCTTGTGTGATGCAACCGCAAGACCACCGCCAACCGCCGTAGCCCCGCCACACGCGGAACCATCCGACAGGCGGCTCGTACCCGTCATGCTCTTGATCGGTCCGCGGCCACACCCTGTACGTGCCGCATCCAAGGCAGCGCGAGGCCGGCCGTATCTTCCGCCACCTCATCGGTGCACCGGGACGATCCGACGGTCGCTGTAGGCACCGCCGCCGAGGGTACGACAGGATGCTCGGTCGTTGTGAAGGCAGCGGGCGGCGCCGGAGAGCGTGCGGTGGGTGTGGCCGCAGTCGCCCCGGACAGGGCCGGCGCAGACGTAGGGCGGTGCGGTGTGGCGGAGGCGGTCGACGGTGTCAGCGACGACCATGTCGCGTGGCCTGGTGGTGGCGGTCATCGGCTGGGCTCCTCGGCGGCGGCGGGCCACATGACAGGTGCGTCCTGGGCGTAGGTGACGATGGTGCTGGCGACCATGATGCCGATCATCGCGGCCAGGCCGTACAGATAGATGGCGTGCTCGAGGCGGGCGGCGGGGTCGGGGCGGGTCACGAGGTCACCTCGATGAGCACACGGGCGAGGTCAAGGCGGTCGGCGTCGTCTGCCGTGCCTTGTGCCCACATGCGGAGAAGGTAGGGGAGCTTGCCGGGCTTGCGGATGAGGTACCCCTTGTCGTCCCAGCCGGCGAGGCATGCGAAGCGCAGCGCGTACCCGAAGCCCTGCGGGTCGTCGAGGTCAACGCGGAGCATGTGCTCTGACACGAGCCCGTCTGAGCTGCCATCGTGGACGCTCCACTCTCCCGCGCTTGCGTGGAGACAGACAGCCTTGAAGCTCCTGCCAGGATGGGTGTCGTGGACAACGATCACCACCACTCCGCGAGCAAGCGGAATCGCCGGCATGATGTCCAGCCAGGTTTCGGTTTCGGCGTCGGGGCGGGTCACGAGGTCACCTCGATGAGGGTCAGGTAGACGGTGGCCTGGCGGCGCATACCGTCGGGGCGGGTCACGTCCATCACGGCGCGCAGCGTGACGCCGTTGTGGGTGAGGAGGACCGGCGTGGCCTTGTGCTGGTGGGCATACAGCTGGCGCATGACGCGGGCTTGTCTCTTGATCAGGGTGAGGGGCTGTCGCTTGGCCTTGGCCTGGGCCGCGGCGAGCTTGGCGGGGTAGGCGGCTTGGGCAGCGAGCAGCCGGGCGAGGGCCTTGTCACGGGCGAGGGTAGCGCGGGTCAGGGTGGCTGTGTGTCTGTCGCGGGCCTTGTCGGTGGTGGCCCCGTCGATGCGGCCCAGGGCGTTGTTGATGCGCGTGGCGATCTTGTCGAGGGCCAGGGCGCGGGAGGCGTCGTCGTCGCGGCGAGCGAGGCGGACCTCATTGAGGGCCACGTCCACCGCGTGCTCGCTGTCAAGGGTCAGCTGGGTGTAGCCGAAGCTCACCACGGTGTCGGGGGTCCAGCTGATTGCGCGGAGGGCTGCGACGAGGGCGCCGGCCGTGGTCCAGCCGGGCTCGAGGAGGGTGGTGGGGGTGCTCATGGTGATCTCCGAGGGGTGAGGGGCTACTCACGTCGTCAGTGTATAGCGCTCGTATACAAGGGGCAAGTCTTTATTTCTGCCCATGGTCGCTTATTTCAGCCCAGGGTCAGCTAAATCGAAAGCGTCGTGGGCCAGAGGATCACAGAGATATAGTGATTGCTGCATATCAGCGATATCCCCCGGCGAACCCGGCATATCATCTCCGCCCATGGTCAGTGAGACGCCGTAATGCAGGTTGAACCTGGGTTTCTTCTTATATGCCTACTCATGGTCTTAAATACAAAAAGGTAGGTACAACCTGTCTTATTAACCATATACATGTACTACTCATGGTAATTACACTGACTTGTAGGGCTGTGGTAGTATCGCATACTGAGGGGTCAGACCCGAGGGGGTAGGGGAGGTAAAGTCGGTGTTCTGACCCTGGGCGGAGCCGACAAATAGGCTAATAGTATAGGTTGTTCCTGGCTTATTGCCTATCTGGACCATGAGTAGCAGATAGTGAGAAGGCAGGTTGAACCTGGCTTATCGCGTCTCATGGTCCCGCCCATGGTCGGCTGACCCTGGGCGCGGATAAGGGCTGTTTTGGGCGATAAGCCTGGTCGCACCTGACAAATGCGTCGATTTGCAGATAGCCTATCTGATCAGCAAATAGCTTAAATCGGAGGGTGCGGTCGAGCAGATAGGCTATCTGGGTAGGGGCGCTGCTTATCTGCAGGGAGGCGAGGCGATAGGGGACCGGGCTGGTCGGGTATCAGGGAGCGGGCGGGAGGGGGCGAGATCAAATAGCAGAGGCGGGGGTGCAAATAGGCTGACCTCCCCGAGTTATGTTAACTATTGCCCTTGCGTGCAGTGGGAGCGGGGGTGGAAGTGGACAGAAACTGTCCGGAACCACCCGGTCGTCCTCCCCAAGCGTGTTCAGTGTTGCAATGTGCAACATCGCCGAGCCACATGACAAATGTGTCGCCGTTGAATAGCAGCAGCTATACAAATAGAGCCGCCGCTTGGCGCCTCGAGATGAAAGCGCCGCCCAACGGTGGGACAAATAGCGGCGACAACGGAGGAGCCGCCCACTATTTGCCCACCGTTGGGCGGCTATCTCTCAGGCGGTGATCAGCCGGGGGCCGTTGTCCGTGTCGACGGGCCAGCCATAGGCCGCGTGGACGATGGCACAGAGCGCCGCGAAGTGCTGCCCGGAGAAGCTGTACCCGCCACCATCGATCCCGGCCAGGCGGTGCTCACGATAGGTGGCTACGGTGAAGCCGGCTGCCTGCAGCTGTTCGTCGGTGATACGATCGTCGGGCATGTATGCCCAGTTGTTGGCCCAGGGGTAGCCGTGCGGCTCGAAGCGTTCGTGGTCGAGCTGTCGGGCCACGTCTTCGGCTTCGTGCTCTTCGGTCCAGTAGTCGGTCACGTCGTCAGGCATGACGCCGTCCGCCCAAGGGCTGTAGTTCTGAGCCTCTGCGAAGCGTTCGTCGGTATTGGTGTCGACGATGATGTAGCGCTGCGCTGCTTCCTCGCAGCGCACGGCGTTATCTTCGTCATCCTTGCAGCAGACGGTAGGCTCATCCCACTCGGTGCCGCACTCGACGCAGACCCACACACCGGGCGACGTGATCTTGAACCGCTGATCCGGCGTGACTTCCCACTCTTCGGGGTTGTCCGTGTTCAGGAGATCCATCGGCAGGCCCGGCATGTAGTCGGCCATGAAGCGCGAGACGAACCGTTCAAAGGTGCGATCGGCGAAATTGCAGGCGTCAGGAACGAGGTCAGTGAGCTTGACGGTGGACATGGTGATCTCCGCTGGGTTCGACGCAAGAGCGCGTCCTATAGCCACAATATCCGCTGATAGTGTAGCTATCGGCTGGGCTCTGGCGGTATCAGACGGGCCAAGCAGGCGCCCTGCCCGGATCGCCCGCAAGTGGGGGTTCGTGGCACACGGGGCACCCCAAACGGCTGAGGATCGGAGGCTGGGCTGCGCCCCAGTAGGATCCGAACCAATCACATGGGCGATCCGAGTCGTCGACGTGTTCCGTATCGTCGCTACCGCTGCCCCAATACGCGAGCCAACCCGTAGCGGCGCGGATGATCTGGTCTGCCAGATCCCCACGGCCTGCTGCCCACTCGTCGACGTCGTCTCTTCCGCCGCTGAAAGCGTCGACGATCAGCGGGTCGGGGGTGAAGTCGAGATGGACGGCGCCGGGCTCGAGAAGCTCAGCCACGGTCACGGTTGCCCGTTGGATGTGCGGCGAGAAGGATCCGTTTTCGTCGGGCTCGCTCGCTTCGCCCCACTGTGCGATCATGACCTCGTCACCGCTGAGGTAGACGGACAGTCCGTGATCGGGGCCATGCGCATTGATGAGACAGGTCATGACGACACCTCGCCCGTCTCCAGGACCGCAAGGCGCGCGATCAGGTAGCGCTCCTGGGCTTCCATGGTGCGACGGTAGGACGCGCGGGAGCGGGTAGGGACCAACGACACAGGGGGCCAGATATCGGCGATGAAACCGGCGATCTCTTCGCGCGTTGACGTCAGGTTTTCGCGCACGCTGTCGGCGCTATTGAGATTGAGCATGCCCATAGGTGATCTCCGTTGGTTTTGGCGCAGTGGCGCACCGTGCAGGCCCGGTCCCTTGACCGGGCATGCCCGTTGGGCCGCTACTCTTCGAGCCGATCCGCCAGTGCGTCCACTGCTGTGTTGAACGGTCCGATCGGGTCGCTGTCAGGCAGGCAGCCGGGGAAACACGACCACCAATACCACCCGTCCATCTCCTTGGCGGTCAGTCCGGCCACTTCCGCGATATAAGCCCAGATCGATCCGTCCGTGTCGATCCACTCCTGCAGCTCCCTCTCGCCCATGTGGAATACCTCGCACCCGTTCGGCACGAGCGGCTCCGCGAGACATTCCGGGCACATGTCCACGGTTTCGGTCGCCATGATGAGGGCGACACGCTTGAAGCATGCGTCGCACTCGGGGCCGAGCGCGTACACCGCCCAGCTGCCCCGCCGGATCGCTCACGTTGCCAGTGAAGCGCCAGCCCTGAGGTTCGTCACCATCGGCCACGCCGTAACAGTCGCACTCGTGATCGGACCCGTAGATGGTCCCTTGCGCTACGAGGATGCGCACGTCACCTTCCGAGTCGACGTAGTGGTCGGGCCAGTCGGTGCTGTGGCTTTCGATGTCCAGGTAGAGCACCGGGCAATCCCAGTCCCGCGCACCGTCCGGGTAGCCAAGGAAGTAATCCCAGTCGGGATCGTCCCATGCAACCAGCCCGTTCGTGTAGCCCAGCGCCTTGGCCACGGGGTCGATCGTCCAGTTGGTACCGTTCGGGTCCTGAGTGAGTGCGTCGCGTGTCTGCTCGAATGCGTACCCACCACCATCCAAGCCGTAGCCGATGGACGCGCGAGCGGCCGAGTAGGAATCGTATGTGTCTATGAGTGACTGTTTCATGGTGGGCTCCGTTGTTTGGTATACATACCTTATCCGGGCCTTCTCTTATCCGCCACCCCCTATTTGCAAATAAGGGCCTTCTCTTTTCGCCTATCTGTAGATAGTGACCCTTCTCCCGCCGCGCAGCTGGGGCCTTATCCGTGGCTTACCCTCTCAAGGGGCTGGGCTGGCGCGGGTGTGGGGCCTCTCCCGGGGGCCAGGTGGGGTCCTCGAGTAGCGGGGCGGCGTGGGGCATCCCGCCTTTGACCCCCACCCTTTCCCCCTTCCTACGTGCCCCCGAGGTTTTCACCAAATTTCGCCCCTCACTATTTACAAATAGCCCACCCCCGCTAAGCCCCCGCTACACGGCCACCATAGCCCTATCCCCCTCACTATTTACAAATAGCAAGCCCCCGCTAAATAGCAAGCCCCCCCAGCGGTCCGGCCTATCCCCAGAGCCCGTTAATCCCGCGCTTGCGCAAGGCCACGAGCAAACGACCAGCGAGCAGCGCGTCGGGTAGCGCCCGGTGGACTACCCCCGAGTGGATGCCGTGGTGTCGCGCCGCTTCGCCAAGGTTCGGCGTCTTCTTGCGTCCGCGCTTATCCAGAGGCAGCGCGCCTTGCGCTCGCATCGCCCCGTGGGCAGCCCGTCGCAAGCATGGGCTCTCTGCCCACGGCACATCATCGGGCAGGAAAGACGCGTCGAACGATTGCCCGTACGCGTACACCCCCGCCGGCTCGGGGGACATATCCAGCCAATCTCTCCAAGCTCCCAGCACCGCCCACGGCTCGGGCGCGCTCTGCAGCATCTCCACCTCGATGCCGTGCGGCCCCTTCCCGACCGCGTCCCCACGTACCAGCGAGGAGAACACGGCGACGACATCGCCTGTCTCGGAGATCATCACGCCCCCGAGCTCGATTATCGCCGCCCCTGCCTGTCCGGGGAATCCGGAGGTCTCGATATCGACTACAACTACCATCGTCCTGTTATACTACACGGGTGCCCGACCTCGACTATTTCGCCCCGCTCTTCGCCGCTGCCATGCCAGGCCGGTACCGGCGCGGGGTCACAGACAAGGCCCTTTCGCGTATCTACGGGTGGGGGCCGATACCGAAGTGCTCCTCGCAGTCCTCAATCACGCTGCGTATGCTCGCCGCGAACCCTGATATCGCCGAGTACCTCGACGACGTCGCTACTGCTCGCCGCCATCCGCCACGGGCGCCAAGCGGCAGGCTCGACCTGCCCCAGGTGTATCGCCGCCCCCGCATGTGGGGACCGCTGACCATCAAGGCGTTCGGCTTGGACGATCCCCCCTCCCCCGCTGCTGTGGCGGCCATCTACGAGACGAGACCCCCCGACTACCGCCGTATCTCGCTGCCGCACCTCGCGAACTTCGATGTGTTCCGCCTGTTCCTACGCGGCGTGCCCTCCGCCGTCTTCGAGCGTCACCTCCGCCTATCTCCTGAGCAGGTAGACACCGAAGTGTCCAAGGCCATCACGACCATCATCGAGACCAGGCCGTTATTTCGCCTCTGGGCTTTGGATGTGGACCTCTACTGTTTCCCCGCGAGTGTGGGCAAGAACACAGGCGACAAGTACGTCATCCCCGCCACAGGGAACTGGGGGTCGTGGACCAGCGTAGCCAGGGGCATGGCGTGGTACCTTCTCGGCATCGAGCAGCTGCACGCCGCTGTCGAGCAGCAGAGCTACGCCCCCATCAAGAGCATCGCCGCCCGGGGCGCCCTCGAGACCTTCAAGGCGCACCCCTCGATAGACGCCATGTTCACCGCCGGGGAGCCCATCCTCGCCCGCAACACCAGGAACAAGATCCTCGATCACAGGAACTTGACCCGCATCCGCTGGATGGATGAATGAGCCGCCCGCCCGCCGTCATCGAGCCTGAGATCATCACGACCGACATCGACGATGAGCTGGTCCAGCTGCTCGAGTCCGAGGACTGCACCCCCGAGGGGTTTGTCCGGCTCCACAAGAAGCTCGCCGCCTGGGTGCTGCTCGGCCACATCCCGGCCGGCAGGGCGAAGACGGTGCTGGCGATCTTCGAGGGGGCGCTGCCTCACGTGCTGATCATCGACAAGAGGACCAGCGGGAACAACGGCGCGAGCGCGCTGCAGGCGCTCATGGCTGCTGATGTGCCCCAGGAGCGGCAGATTTCCACGGACAAGCTGCCCGACATCGCCGCGGACAGAAATGTGCGGTCGCCGCTCCTCCGCCGCGCCCCCGCCTTTGTCTACGATGCTGACGCTTTCGATGCCGACGAGCCAGAGCCCTCTGATGGGTGAGCTGCTCAGCCGCCTGCGGGATCCTCGCGTCGCGCTGCCGACCTGCGGGTACGTCCGGGACCAGGCCACCGAGGACTTCGTCCAGTACGACCCCTACGCCATCACCGACACGTTCCAAGCTGACATTCTGGAGTATTACGCCAACCCCCCAAGGGACGAGAACGGCAGGACCAGGTGGGCGTACATGATCGGCTACCGCCAGGCCGGCAAGAGCACCGCGGCGGAGTTCGCGGCGTACTGCCTGACGGCCTACACGCCGGGGCTCGACCATATCTGCCTGGCGGACACCGACGATCGGGCCAAGTACCTCCACTCCAGGGTGCACGAGCTGGACCAGCGCTGGCCCGAGGAGATCAAGGCCCCGCGCAGTAACACCAGGGAGAAGTGGCAGCTCACCTTCGATGGGCTCGTCGGTGGGACGATGCGCACCCTGTCCATGGCGAAGGGCTCCGTCGGCATCGGCCAATCTCCCGGCTCTGCTCACTGGTCTGAAATCCCGTTTTGTCCGGATCAGGCTGCACAATGGTCGGGTATGCTCCCGTCACTCCGGAATCGTGCGGACGTGCGGGTGTTGCTCGAGACGACCTGCAACCCCGACGACTCCCAAGGCTTCGCCCAGGAGCTCTACCTGTCCGGCCTGCGGGGAGACGGGCGGCTGTTCTCGCTGTTCTACCCTTTCTGGGACGGCAAGCTCAACTCGCGCCCCTGGCCGAAGAACAGCGCCCTCGACACGGAGGAGCAGCGCCTGCTCGACAAGTACGGGCCGCAGGGCCTGCGCCTCGAGCATCTCGCCTTCCGCCGGGAGTGCATGGCCGACGATGTGCGCATCCGGCTCAACCCCGACGAGTTCGGAATCTGGTATCCCTTCGATGACGTGACCTGCTGGGCCAGGACCTCTGGGGGCATCTTCTCCAGCCTGCTGGATCGCCACGCCGAGGCCGAGCTGGTCGCGTGGAAGCCCACCGCCCAGTTCTACCCCGGGGACTCCGGCCACGCGGAGCCCGACCCCGACGCTGTTTACGCGCTGGCCGTGGACCCTTGTGGCTACGCAGCTCGAGACCACGGCGCCGCGCAGCTGGTCGAGGTATGGGACGACGTCTGGTACCAGGTGGGCGTGTTCTCTGGCGGGCGCCGGGAGTCCGTGGACCCCGAGGTCCTGGCCCGCTGGGTGTTCGACACAGGCATGCGCTACAACAAGGCGCTGGTGGTGGTCGAGAGCACGGGCGTGGGGCAGGGCGTGCTGACGCTGCTGCGGGCGTGGGGCTACCCTAACCTGTACTACGAGAGCAAGGGCAACCCCGGCATCGCGGCGACGACCAAGAGCAACGGGCTGTCTCTCACAGCTCTGCGCACGGCTCTCAAGGATCTGCTGGTGTTGCGGGACGCGGACACCGTCGGGCAGCTCCAGACCTACCGCAACGACAAGAACGTCCAGGACGGGGTGCAGGCGGAACAGCTCCGCGGCGAGGTGGGGCGAAGGCGCCGAGAACGCCACCACTGGGACAAGGTCTCCGCGCTCCAATGGGTCTGCTGGGCGGCCAAGCGGCTGCCGGCCCGCCTGCGGACCATCACCACAAACCCCCGCGATATCACGACAAACCCGTGGGAAAAGCCCGAGGGGGGTGATATCGTCGTAGATATCGAGTGGGCCAAGGGCAAGTGGGAAGAGCACAAGCGGGCCAGGCGGAAGGGCGGTAGGGGCTGGAAGCGCACAAGGAGATAGGGCATGTTCACAGACGCGAATCGCAAGGCCATCATCGGCGCCCACGTCGAACGGGCGAAGGTCGAGCACCTCGACTGGGACCGCTACCGCAGCTTCTACACCTGCTCCCAGTGGGGGGACACGAACCCCGAGGGTGACGAGGTTTTCCTGGAAGGCGGTGCGCTCTTCGGCTTCGTGGACACCATGGTGGCGACCATCTGCCCACCGAACCCACAGGTCACGGTGGACTCGCGGCGGGAGGACGAGGACACGAGGATGGCGGCGCGCTACCGCGAGGCGCTCATCAACCAGTCGTTCGACCGCGGGCGCATTCACGAGACGTGCTGGGAGATCGCGACGGACGCGAGCGTCTACCCCCGCGGGGTGGTCAAGGTGGTCTGGGACAAGGCGACCCGCCGTCCGAGCTACCTTCGGGTCGACCCCAGGCTTTTCTACTTCGATCAGACAGCCAGGCGCTGGGACTACATCCGCTACGCCATCGAGGCCACCCCGCTGACGATGGCGGAGTTCCAAGCGAGGGTGAAGGCATCTCGCGGGAAGCACAAGAAGAAGAAGCTCTACGATCCCGACGTGGCGAAGAGGGCGCAGGGGTCGAACTATCCGGAGTGGCTCCTCGACAAGCGAAAGCCGAACGAGGCGAACCAGAAGCTCCTCTCCGTGTTCAAGTGGGTCATCGTCTACGAGTTCTTCGACTTCACGAACAACCGCATCTACCACATGCTCGAGGGCGTCGACGAGCCGCTCTTCGAGGGAGAGCTGCCGTACGTATTCGTGCCGAACCCCTTCCGGATCCTGACCTTCAACAGCAACATGGAGGACCTCGGCGGGATGGGCGACGCCCAGATCATCGAGGAGCCGCTCGGCCGCGCCAACGAGATGGACACCCTGGAGATCCGCTTCGCCCAGACGTCCATCCCCCACCCGGTCGTCGACGAGAATCAGATCGAGGACATCGAGAAGGCGATGGCCGACTACAGCAATCGCAACTCGCCGGGGGACGTGTGGCGGTTGAAGTTGCGCCAGGACGCCCGGGTGAATGACGCGGTGGGCTGGACGCAAACAGCGGCCATGAGCCCGAACTGGAAGAGCATCCGGGAGCGCATCTCGGAGGACACGCTGTTTCGCCTGGGCATGCCCCAGTACCAGCGGGGCGTGGCGGGCACGAGCCGGGTGGCGACTGACCTGTCGCTCATCAACCAGGCGCTACAGACGCGCCAGGGGCGCCGCGGGCGCAAGCTCGACGACGTCATCCAGTTCATGGCGGAGTCGACGGTCGGACTCTACGAGGAGTTCCTGTCCACGGACACGACCCTGCCTGTCAGGATTGGGCGAAAGGAGTTCCTCAAGGTGGCGCGCGAACACCTCCTGGTCCGCGACCCCGAGAAGGCCGAGCAAGTCCTCAAAGATGGTGGGATGGTCGAGCCCCCGCTGGACGTGGACTACAAGGTCATTCCCTACAGTCCGGCCCTGAACAACAAGTCGGCCCAGCTCGGCCGGCTTACGCAATTCTTGGAGTTCCTGGTCCAGTCCCCTGATGTCGATGTGCGGAAGCTCTCGCTCAAGCTGCTGGACCTGCTCGACATGGAAGACATCGAGATGGACGCGGCCACGAAGCAGCAGGCCACCCAGGCCCAAGCTGCCCAGGCGATGGCGATGCAGGGCCAGGGCACGCCCCCCAGCAACGACACGGTCGAGGGAGGGGCGCTGGCCGGCGACGCGACCGAGCAGGCACCGACGGGCGCCATGGGCGCCATGGAGGGCGGCGCAGGCCACCCGTTCCCCCAACCAGCGAACATGGGATGATGTGATGCCCAAGCAATCCAGAGACGACACCTACAAGTCCTACGCCAAAATGGCGATGCCGTCAGCGGCGAAGGGACCGACAGACCACGACAAGGAGATGGCGCAGACGCAGACGGGCTACCTCCGCACCGGCATCTCCGAGGAGAAAGGGAGGCAGACGCAAGTGGTCCCGATGAGCCGGAAGCACAGCGAGATGCTCGCCCGCCTGCGCGCTGACCCAGCATACGACGACGAATTTTCCAAGACGTGGAAATCGCTCCTGGAGAGCCGGGAGGGAGAGGCGCCGGGAACGGAGGACACGTTCGATGCCATGGAGAGGCGGCGAACAGCAACGTGGTCGACCGAGACAGGCGGCGAGATGACCGAGGACGACATCCGCAGCCTGGCGCGGGCCGAGGCGCGGTCGGCGCTGTTTGCGGAGAAGCGGCGCCAGTGGAAGAAGGCGAACCGTCCCGCCGAGGCGGGGGAGGAGTAGATGCCGCTCTACGATCTCTACTGTGACAACTGCGGCACGCTGGATGATGTGCTCTGCTCCCACGAGGAGAGCACGACCTGCCCCGAGTGCGGTGATGTCGCCGAGCGGTTGCCGTCCATCCAGCATGCCCAGGGCATCATCTGGTCGAATCAGGAGTCCTCGTCGATGTTGGGACGCACGTTCGAGACGAACCAGCAGAAGCGCGACTACCTCGCCTCGAATCCCCGCATCGTCGAGTTCACCAAGGGCGACGCTACCGATCGGCGCATCGGAGATAAGATCAAGAACCGGGAGCACACGGTCGCCCGGGGACACGGCCACAGCTCTCCACAGGAATGGAAGCAGCACATGGCTCTCATGAAAGAAGATCCCCAGAGCCGGCCGGCAGCCGCCAAACAGAAGCGCAAGGCGTTCGACTTGCCCGGCTAAATAGCGCTTCGCTATTCCATTTACAGAGCAAATACGCTACATTGACCCAGAACACCCACTTCCAGCAGGACACTCACCATGGACTATGACACCATGTCCACAGAAGAGCTGGAAGTCGCACTCGAAGAGAGGCTCAACACCATGATGGCTCCAGAAGACAAGAAGGGACTCGCCGAGTACATCCAGATGGCGATCGACGACGGCAAGTCCGGCGAGGACATCGCCCAGATGCTTCGCGATGAAGGCTACGTCGTCGAGCCCGAAGCCGAGCCAGGCCCCGCCGAGGAGCCCACCGAAGACGAAGAGCCCGAGGACAAGGGTGACTACGCAGGCATGTCCAAGGACGATGCCTACAGCAAGACCGCCGAGCGCCTGATGGGCGGTGGAAAGAATGCCTGATGAAGTGACCAGCCCGGCGCCCGCCGTTGAAACCGGATCATCCTCCCCGGAGGGTGGCACCCCGGCCGATACCAGCGAAGTCGTGGAGTCGCACGAGACGCCAACAACCGCACAGGAGGAGGCCAGCACAAGCCCCGACACTCCCGCGTCGTGGAGTCACACAGACTGGGACGAGACCTTCGACACCCTCCCGGACAATGTCCGGAGCGTCGTCGAGCAGCGCGCTACCGAGAAAGAGAAGAACCTGGAGGCCGGGTACACGCCCAAGCTCCAAGCCCTCTCCGAGGATCGCAAGACCTTCGACACGGAACGCGAAGCGTGGGCGGCGAAAGAAGCCGACTACGCCCTGCTCAAGGCGTTGATGGATGGTGACGAGGATCCCCGGGTCGCGACTCTCACGCAGGACAGGGACGAGTGGAAGACGAAAGCTGAGACAGGAGAGGCGACCTGGAAGGCCAAGTACGAGGAGTCCGAATCCGCGTACAAGGCCCTGCAGGACAAGCAGGACCGCACAGCTGTCGAGCAGTTCAAGGCGAAACATCCTGACCTGGTCAAGGACACCAAGTCCGACCAGTACAAGCGCTGGGGCGACTACGTCGACCAGGGCTGGAGCATGGACAACGCCGCCGAGCTGGTCACGCTGACGCCCGAAGCCGCTGCAAAGGCTCACGCCTATGCGGTCGAGGGCGTGCCCCAAGGCAAGGCCCTGCACTTCGCCAAGCTCGAGACCAGCGCCCCGTCAGCCCCTCGCACACCTCGTCCTGCCGCAGGGATCACGTCGGGAGCGGGTGGTGGTTCAAGAACTGCCGGTCGTCCGATCAACAACCTCAAGGACATGAGCAGGGAAGACGCCTACAAATCCGTGGCCTCGCGCCTGGTGAAGTAGCCCCTGCCGCAAGGACATCGACATGCCCGTTCGCAATGACATCCTCCTCACCGCAACCGAGGACCTCCTCCCCGACGTCCTGCAGGACCTCTTCATCGACGGCCACCCGGCGATGGAACGGATCTGGAACGACCTTGACACCCGCCAGTCCGGCGGCGAATACGCCGCCTTCGACGTGGTGACCGACGGTCCCGGCGATGCCACCCAGATCACCGGTGGCACCGAAGCCTATACCTACGGCATCCGGAACATCGTCGAGCAGGGCCGGGTCTACATCCCGGAAATCGTGTACGCCTACGCGGTGCTCGGCAAGGATCTGCGCCGCAACAAGGGGCCGAACGCCCTGGTCAAGCTGGTCAAGAAGTACCCCGAGAAGGCCCTGCTGCACCTCAAGCAAGAGGTCGCTCGCCAGTTCATCACCGGCACGGCGAACATCAACGGCCTGGGCGGCGTCACCACAGTCAACGGGGACAGCACGTTCAGCCCCGACGGGACCGCGCTCAACGGCGTTTTCGACTTCACGACCCAGGCTCTGCAGGCCGACACGGTCTTCAACCTGCCCAAGGAAGGGGCGGCTGCCGGCGTCACCGGTTGGTACAACCAGTACGGCACCGTCGCGAGCTTCGCCACGAACGGCAAGCGCGTGATGCGCGACGTCTACAACCAGTGCAAGATCCGCGGTGGCGCCTACGGCAACCCGGACATCGGCCTGTGCGACTCGGCGTCGTTCAACAACTACTACGACTCCCTGGATGACCAGGTCCGCTACGCCATCAAGACCAAGGGCGAGGAGGGCTCGGACGCGGTCGAAGGGCTGATGTTCCACCAGCTCCAGCTCTGGGTGGAGTCCGTCATCGACGACGAGCTCGCCGGGCAGTTCGCCGGCCACAGCGGCATCATGCAGTTCTTCAACACCGCGACCTGGCACATGCTGACGCTCGGCGAGGACGACAACGAGGAGACCAAGGGGCTCTTCTCGGTCCGCACCGTCGGCCAGCTCCAGGGTCGGGATGCCTTCGGCCACGAGCTCGTGCTCGCGATGCAGCCCTACTGCGACTTCCTCAAGGCCAACGGTCTCATCGAGGGCACGGCCACTCCGTAGCCCCTGTAGCGGGGCCTCGAGAACGGGGCTCCGCAACCTCTACTCCCTACTTCTTCGAGGAACGAAACCATGCACGCAGCCGATGTCATCATCGACGTCACGGCGGTCGACGCCGTCGCCATGTACCCCCTGGGGCAGCTCTACTCCGCCCCCGCTCGCAGTATCTCCAACGGCGCCTACGAGGTGCCTGCCGCCGACACCGGCCCCCGCACGTGGCGGTACGTCGAGCTGGTCTCCGGGACTTCCTTCGCGATCGGCGATGTCGTCACCCGGGCGGACGGCTCCCCGACGTACGAGGACTGTGCCCTCGCCCCGGTCGACTCCCCGACGATTCGCACCGTCGGTGTCCTGCAGCACGCCGCGGACGCCTCCGTGGCTGCCGTCTTCTCCTGGGTCCTCAAGGAGGGCGTCGGCGAGGTCCTGGCGGACACGGGCGGCTACACCGCGGACACGGCTCTCGTGGTCGGTGACGCCGTGGCCGGCCGCGCGGACGATGTCGCAGCGGTGACCGACCACGCCTTCGCCTTCGCGACCGAGGCGGCAGCCGCCACGGCGCTCGGCACCTGCATGATCAACTGCCCCGGATAGGTCATGAACCTCGGCGATGTTCGTCAGCGTGTTCTGGAGCAGGTCGACTGGCAGCCAACCCAGTCGCCTGACTTCGTCGCGCTGGCGAACCGCTTGATCAACCGGGCGTACCAAACGCTCGGGCGTGAGGCTCCGTACCTCTTCTGGGAGGAGCGTTTCACGATCTACACGCAGCCGGACGTGAGCTCGGTAGCGGGGGTCCTGACGGACAGGCTCGCCGTGCTCGGGACGGACAGGCTCGTGTTGCATCGTCCGACGGCCCCGGTCGGAGGCTCGACCTGGGACCTCAACGGAACCTGGGACGGGCGCATGATCGAGGTGACAGCCCCCAGCGGGCTCACCCTCCGTCGCCGCATCCGCGAGGTGTGGGTGGACATCGCCTCAGGTACGGAGCGCCTTTCCATCGACGAGGCATGGCCGAACCTGACCGACACGGACATGACGTACCGGATCTTCACCCCCGAGTACCATCTCCCTGGGCACGTCATCGAGCTGCGCGCTGCCAATCTGTATATCGACACGAACTTCCGTCTCGAGGTCGTCAACCGCGTAGACATGGAGCATTTCCAGCTGCTCGATTATCGCGGGAGGTACGTCGCCCGCCCGGAGACGCTCTACAGGGGCTTTCCCTTCTCCATCCCGGCTCCGAACTACACCCCGGCCGTCGAGCTGGACAACAAGGCCGTGTGGGTCGCTGGAGACCCGGCGGGGCTGTTCGACTACCGCTTCACCTACTGCTGGGGGCGGCTGGACGCGAACGCGCGGGATCGCTACGGGCGGTTGAAGCCGCGGTGGGAGAGCCCGCCGTCGCCCATCTCGGCCAAGATCGCTGCCACCGACGGCAACCCTGTGATCGTCGGCACGCTGCCGGATATCGACTACATCCAGCACTTCGGCCCCGCGACCTCGGCTCGGGACAGCCGCTCCGGCTACTACATCCGGGTCTACGCCCGGCGCTACACGCAGGAGACGGGCTCGTCCCCGAACTTGGAGACCCCGGAGGTGTTCTACCTCCTCACAGAAGAGCCGGCCGACGCGGGGTTCTTCACCCATGACGGGTCGCAGACGCTCGACTACACGCAGCGCTGCTTGGACAACAACAGCTACCAGTCCGTCGCGCTCTACCCGTGCCCAGACCAGCGATATGAGGTGGACTGCAGGGTGCTCCGGGCGCCCCTCCCCTTGGTCAATGACTCCGACGCCCCGCTGCTACACGCCGACTGCGCGGATGCGCTGATCTACGGGACGCTGCGGCTGCTCCATCGCCACAACGGCAACGACGCCAACGCGCTGGACGCGAAGGCGGAATACGACACCGTGCTCCGGGACATGCAGAAGAAGTACGGAATGATCAGCTACTACCAGGCCCGCCAGAACACAGCGCGCGTACGGCGAAGCCGCAGCGCCCGCGTGTCGAAGGTCGGGCAGCTCACGGAGCTTTGATGAAACGGAAAGAAAAGCAGCTCGACGCCATCGATCACAACGTCTTGCTCTACGAGAGGGAGGTCGACGGCGAGACGCAGTTCATGACCGTCACCGCGGGCGTCCATGACAAAAAGTCAGGGAACTGGCAGGTGTGGGTGCAGGATCCCGTGTCGGGAATCGGTCGGCAGACGCGTAAGCAGAACGAGATGGGCGCGTGGAAGCCCATCCGCATCGTGCGCTGGGACGACATCCCCGAGATGGTGCAGAACGAGGTGCTCCCGCGCCTCAAGATCGGGCCGAAGCTCGACGCCATGCGCGAAGAGATCGCCGAGCTGCGCTCGAAGGTCGAGGACCTGACCACGCTGGTGACCGGCCTGCTCGAGGGGGATGCCCAAGCACCCCCCACCAAGGCGGGTTTCCCCTGCGGCGAGTGCGATTTCGTGGCGGCCTCGAAGGCCGGACTGACGGCGCACGGGCGGAAGCACAAGTAGAGGTGAGGTACCGTGGCCCAGCAGCAAAACAGAATGCGCACCGAGATTCTGCCCTTGAGGGCGGAATCGGGTCGTCTCCTGTCCCCTTCGACGCTGGCCGCCGAGCTTCGCAACTTCGAGTGGACCGCTGACGACACGCTGCGCTCCATCCGGGGGCCTGCCCCCTGGCGCCCGGCGTACTCGGAGCAGGACCCGCTTCCGACCTACGGCAAGCCGCACGGCGTGTTCCACGCCCGGCTGATGAAAGGGAAGCGCGAGGTCCTGCTCATCCACCACGGCACCGTCGTGTCCGTGTTCCAGGGCTGGACAAGGTCCTGGTCCACGCTGATCGGCCCGGTTGGTTCCGGGGCGCAAGTCGAGGTCGACCTCCAGAACGATGACGCTGCCCGCTATCCGACGCAGTTTGAACAGGTGCCAGGCGGGGTCGTCATCATCCCTCAGGGCGTGGACCGCGCCTACTTCTACGACGGAGAGGCGTGCCTGCCTCTGGGGTACTCCCGCGCGCCGGGCTCCCCGTACGCCTACGGTCCGGAGCAGGGCGGGGCCATCATCGGCACGAATCTGGGGAACGACGTCGGCTTCACGTTCTCCGGCACAGAGCTCCACCCTGACTTCGGCGATGGCCGGCTCGGGACCGTCGGCTCTGAGGTCAACGAAGACGGTGGCTCTGACTTCGTCCTGCGGCCAGGGAGCTACGCTTACGCGTACAGGTGGATCGATCGATGGGGCAACCTGTCGCCGCTGTCCGGGCGCTCCAACTCCATCCAGTGGCGCAAGCAGCGGAGCAGGGCGCTCAACCCTCGGTACGCCGAGTCGCGGATGAAGTTCGCCAGCGTGATGAGCATCGAGCCGGGTCCGGAGGGGACGATCGGTCGCGAGGTGGCCCGGACTCGAGACACGGTCAACTCTGGCACCAACGCGCTGTTCGCGATGCCGAACAGCCTCGGGTCTGCGGTGTCGGGCGCCTATGCCACGATCCCGGACAACCAGACCACGATGCTCCCGGACAACACCGCCGACGCGTGGCTGACGCGGGTTGTTGCCGGTGCCGATCCGATGCCGCAAGTACGCTGGGGGAAGCTGGCATTCCAGAGGATGTGGTACAACCCGACGAGCGAGCCTGGCAAGCTCATCTACACGATGAGGGGCCGCTGGGGAACCCCCGTCGAGGACGGGTTTCTCATCCCAGATCCGAACGGGCTGGAGCTGACGGGAGCGTGGGCAGTTAGCGCCGGGATGCTCGTGTTCACAACACTGAGCACCTTTCTCGTCACCGTCAACGACGACGGCCAGGGGTTTCGGTCCGCCACCCTACACCCGTACGCCGGGTGCGTCGCCCCGTCCAGCCTCGCGAACCTCCCGGACGGTTCTGTCATCTGGCTGGGGAAGGGGGGCTTCTACCGCTACGACGGTACCGCCATCACCTTGATCAGCGAGCCGATCCGCCCGCTCACCGAGACGATCAACTGGGGCAGGGCACTGCAGGCCGCCGCAGCGGTGGACATCCGCACACGCACTTATCGGTGCTGGCTCC